CAGTCCACTGGGGCGGGGCCGAATCACACATCCAGTGCCCTCTCTATGCTGAACGCCACCTCCACTATCGCGGACCCTGGCTCGGACCCCTCTGGCGCCTCTAACGGCATCTGTCGCTACTGGCTCAAGGGGCCTGTCGTCACCTCCGTTATCTGCGACGACCGCAATGTTGCTTCGCGTAGCTTTGACTTCCAGCAGGATGGCACTGCTGGAGCGGTCCTCCATCCATCCTTTGAATGCTGGTTCTACCCTCAAGACAAGTCCGTGGACTGTCTCGGCGGAGTGGAAAACACTTGGGCCAGCACGATCACGGCGAACTCGATGCACGATCAACTTTATAATTTTACGCTCACGGGCGGGAACACTTCGCCCATCACTCTATTCACGCAGCCCAACTTCACCCACATCGGCCGCTCCCGCTGGGTCAAGAACTACTGCATCAACGGACCCAACAAGGGGCAGCTCAACGGTTGCTCGTCCATCATCGTCGACCACAACGCCGCCTACGAAGCCTACGCAAAGGCCATCCCGAACTTCGACCCGGCCATCAATATCCCCGCATCCATGACCACCGGCAACGCGTGGGTCACGGGCGACCAGTCCATCCCTGGTACATCTTCGGGACCGCCTGATGGTTCCGGCGGCGTGGGCCAGTATGGCAAGGACATGAACACGGGTGGCACCTCACAATGGTTCGGCATCCTGAATACTTGGGAGGCGATGTACTGGTTCAGCCATGGCTCTACCGGAATGCTCAACCAAGTACTCGGGAACTCGCAGGTCGGTGGGCGTATCCCGTTCCACTACCGCGAGGGCGACAATACGGTGAGTGCAACGAATCTCTTCTACGATGCCGGAGGAACCGTCCCCGCCGGCGGACGCACTATCTCCGTGAACGCCCGGCCCATGGAGAACTGGGGCATCGGCACTCAGGTCAGCCAGTTCAACGACACCTGCGGCGGCGCGAATACGCTCACCCTCAACATGGGCTCGCCTCTGACCGACGATGGCTGGATTAGCGGCGGAGGCTCTGGAGGTATGGACGGCTCTCACTGGCCTGAGTTCGGCTACACGGCCGCGCTCATCACCGGGAAGTTCTGGTATGTGGAAGAAGCCCAGATGTCCGGCGCCTACATGGTCGGACTCGACCGCGGATGTCCCAGCGGCCATCGCAACGGTAGTATGGGCATCATCTGGTCAACGCAAGAAGGCCGCGGGACCGCGTGGATGACGCGCGCGGCACTATGGGCTTGGGCCGTGTCGCCCGATGGCTCGCCTGAGCAAGTCTATTACTTCGACAAGTTACAAAACAATGGAGCCTACCACCAGGGGAAGTACGGGACGACCAACACTGATTCGTCTCGTCTCGCCGCCTATAACTTTGGCGTCACTCAACAGGACGATCCTACGCACAATCCCCTGCACATCTACCTCGACGGCTGGTACGGCAGCTTCGTCGAGGCTCCGCTCGACACCACCGCTGGACATCTGCTCACCGGCACTTCCCCGTGGGAGGAACAGTACACCGTCGTAGTCGAGGCGCAGGCCCGCGACATGGGATTCACCAACTACGACTCCGTCCTGAACTACCAAGCGAAGCGGATGCTTCATCTCGCGCTGGACTCAAACTGGGGCGGGATTTTTATGATTGGCACTTACCGGATGGCGTCCAAGCTGGTTTCGTCCGGGACGTGGATTCAGACTGCCGCCGACTATCTTGCCGGATTCACTCAAGGGAATGGCAGTGGTCTGGCGACAACATGGACCGACCAAGTTCACTCACAAAAACCCTGCGACTTTTCCGCCGAGGACGACCATGGGCACGCGGCGCCACTGGCCGAGTTGGGACTGTTTTATCCTTATACAGTGGATGGACTGTCCGGTCGGGTGGCCTACGACACTGCTCGCGCTTCGCTCTACGGCGCCGCCGGATGTATGCCGGGTATGTTCAACAACCCTGCGATATTCACCAATCCTAGTCCAAAATGGGATATAGTCCCGAGAAGATAAGTCATACTGAGGAGACGAAACAATGAAACGACTGCTATCGGCCCCGCTTCTAATCCTAGCCTTCTGTGTGCCCTCTCGATCGCAGACACAGACGACGACTATCACTATCGTCGCTCCAGCTTCACTTGGGACGGTCACTCCCACTCCGACTCACTTCTATCAAAACACCGCGGCTCCGATTTCCTTCGCCAGCTCGACCAACGGATTCAACTCCTCCTGCACCGTGACCGTCGGCTCGACGGCGTTGCCAGTGACTTACAGCGCGACGACGCAGGCGTTGACGGGCAACCTCACGGCAGCAATGACCTCGGGAGCGGTTAACTCTACCGTGACTATTACTCTCACTTGTACAGTGACCCCCCTAACGATGCAAACTCCGGTCGTGCTCCCAAACGCAACCGTGGGACTCAGCTATTCCGTGTCGCTACAATCAGTGACTGGACTAACGGGGGGAGTCCCACCTTACAAATGGACAGTCAGTCTAGGCTCCTTGCCGCCCGGACTTACATTGTCATCGTCCGGCATCGTCGCGGGTGTTCCTTCTTCGAGCGGATCTTCCACTTTTGGATTCACTGTGACTGATTCGAGCGGCTTGGCGATGAACTTCAACCCGCGAGTGTTCGATTTTCTCTCCTTTCGCGCCGGGAACGCTCCCGCCCGATTGTCTAGTTGACATAGACAATGGGATGGTTGGCTGTGCGGCGTCGGGAGTGATGCAGGGAGACGGTATATTATCGGTTGTGGAGAGTTAGAACTGTAGTATAAAGGGACTGGAGATCGACGATGGCAGCGTTGCGACTCGATTGGGGCAACTGGCTGTACGGATTGATCGCTGGATTCGTGGGCGGTGGTGCGGGCTCGGTCATCACCGCGCTCGGTGCCATTGGAATTACTCCTAATTCCTACAACCTCAACACACAATTTGGCAATACCATGAGGCTGGCAGCATTCTCATTCCTCATCAACGGCTTCATAACCATGATGGCTTACCTACATCAGAATCCCCTGCCTGCTAAGGAACCCACCACAACAGTCGTAGAAACCACAGTCGGGCCAAGCAAGACTCCACAGACCACGACTACCATAGTCACGACCGGAGCTGGGGAGCAACCTAAGTGATATGGACTTCTCCAAACTGGCACAGTTCAGCGTCGGGTTGGCTGCATTCCTTGGTGGACTGTGGATAGTGTTGCTAATCATCCGGTCCATCAAGAACGGCAAGAACGGGCATCGCACAGGAGAGGAGCCAAGCAGCGGGCAGCAGCCTATTTCATTCTGGCGTATAGAGTTCCGCGAAGCCGTCAAAGAGGTACTTACTGAGAATGCCCCACAACGACACGAAGACTTGGAGAAGTTGATGGAGAAAGTAATCGAGCGGGAGTTCAGGAAACGTGATGAAAAATTGCGAGAGCTTATCCGTGAAGCGTTGTTGAGGAATCGTCAGAGATAAAAAGAGATGGACCACATCCTAGCCCTCACCGCCGTCGTCCTCCAAGCCCTCAGTCTTCTCGGCGGGCTGGTCTGGTATCTTCTGCGTGGAGCGAAAGGCTCTGGCACCTTTGAGTCGGAACTCCAGCATCTAAAGGAAGACGACGAGGAGTTGCGCGTGGCTATTGCGACTAATCGGAAGATGCAGGAGAATGACTACCGGGAGCTGCGGAATCTTTACGATCGGCTTCTTGAATTACAGAGGAGGGCACAATGAGCGTCGGCGGACCCCCAGGCATCACAGCCGAAGTGGAAGTCTTTTCGGTCAAGGACGACAAGGTTACATTCAAAATGAAAGATGAGGACGTGGCCTATTTCAAATCCAAAACTACTGGAGCTTTGGCTTTCTGGCCTAACAGCCCTCAGCCTCCTGTGGGCACTGGCAGCGAAGGCCCCAGCGACTCTTAGGATCTATCTAGGGGTTCAGCTTGGGACGTTCCTTGGCCTTGTTGGGGTCGGATTGTTCTACACTCGGCAGTCCGACCCCTACCGTGTCGCCTATGGTATCGCGACGCTCGCGGTCACCTATGCTTCATGGCGGCTGGTCCGTGCAGTCGGAGCCGAAATCGTCGCTCTCCTCCTCTCGGCCATGAGCGCCTGCTTCGCCTGTTCCGTCACCATGTCGACCATCCAGCACTGGACTCCCGACAACGCCATCCTGCTCGTCGCCGGGACGCTCACCATGTTCTTCGGCACCGCGCTTACCCTGCGGTGCCGATTCTCAAAGTACCGCTCCTCCCTCATCCCTCTAGCGGTCCTGTGGGTGACCTTGGCCGTCGCTCTATTCGGCTTCGCGGTCGAGGCTCATCGCTGGGACTCACTTTCCTACTGGCTGACCTATACTCTTGGTCTGGTCGTGTTCGGCTGGATTGGCTGGACGGGCTGGCGGCAGCGGCGTATGATTCGACCCAGGAGAATCGTATATGGCGACGATGGTATACGTAGTGACATACGACGGCAAGGCCCAGCAGGTGTTCTCCACGAAAGCGGACGCGGATAGTTACGTGATGAACGCTTCGCAAGGAGGCTCGTCCGGTGCGGGCGGGAATGACTACAACGTAGAACTGTTTCAGGTTTCAGCGTTGGGAGCGAACGGAGAAGTTCTCGCAGCTTGAAGGAGGATGGACATGGCCTACAAAATTAATCCGAGTGGTTTGATTCGGGACAAGACTTATCCCAGCGAAATCGCAGCGCAACGGCCTTTGCTTGCCACGCGCATCCATTGTGAAATTCCTTGGGAAGAGGAACGTGAGATGCGCGAAGGGACGATTCGAGGCGATAGGGGATTCGACGCCTATCCCAGTTCTGCTCCGCCATCGCCGGGTCCGCGTCATGGGGAAATCACGGAGAACCGCTGCGCCGAGTTCAATCGTGCATTACGTGCGGGGCCTGGCTTCAGAAACGAAGGCGACGAGTAGTCCCTCGTGCCTCGCTCCGCTCACTACGACGGTCACGGCGAGAAGGTCTATCGTTCCATGAAGAAGACCTATGGGGACACCGAGACGACGAAACGAGTCTTCTACGCGACGGAGAACAAGCGGAAGAACGAGAAGAAGAAATCCCACAAGCGTGGCTCCAAACGATGACCCATGCCGAACCCACTTCCCTATTCCTACCTTCCCTTCGTCCAAGCCCGACAGCAGCTTGCCAATCGTCTATTTGATTCCAGCAAACAATTCTGGTCCGACCTCGAACTCGGAAAGTATATAGTCGAAGCCCTGCGCACTTGGAATGCGCTGACCTCCTACTGGCGAGGAGACTTCACCTTCCAGTCCCAGCAAGGAGTGTCGTGGTACGACCTCACCGACCGCGTGGCTATGCCCAACACGTTGCGTCCTTACACTCTGACGGACGTGGACATCTACACGGCCATTCAGTATCACCTGCTAGAGCCTGCCGGATCCATCAATCCTTGGACCGGAGTGTCCTCCCAGTTCACTCCCGACGATCTCGTGAATGCTGTACAGAGACGCCGTGACGAACTTCTCAGTCTAGCAGGATGCACTATCACGCGACGTACCCTTGGGGCGGTGCTGGGTAGAATCCCTCTCCCCGACACAGTTATCGATGTACGACGTATGGCCTACCTTCCGGCGGTCGGCTCGCCTTCGACCATGTGGCCTGAAGACACTTGGGCGGAGCAGTCCTTCGCCACCTCCTACCTTCAGAACACTCCGGGGACTCCTCTCACCTATCTGATGTCCACCCAGCCGCCCATCTCGTTCGACACCGACCGTCCACCGGGATCGGCGGGAGTGTACGAACTCCTGACGGTCGAAGCTGGACAATCACTCGCTAGCATTCTCGTTGGTGCTGGCGGCACCATACCTTTCAGCTTTACCTTGCCCAATCAGAATCCCATTGGAGTGCCATGGATAGCAGCAGGAGCGTTCCCTCTTCCGCAAATCCTGAACAATGCAGTCTCGCCCGCGAGCATGGCCGCTGCGACCACATGGCTGATGCTGTACGGTGGCATTTCGTGGTCCCCGAACCAGTCTAGTCAAGCGACGATAGTGCAGCTCGTAGCTGGCAAGGGATACTTGGCCTTGGTCCTGCGTTGCGACGCAACTGCTCAGAATTTCTACTACATCGACCTCGACGCTTCCGGTATTGCTGGTGGAGTGGGTGGGATTGGCATTCCCACTCCGCTTAATTTGCAAAAGGTCGCAGGAGGAGTCCAGAGCCTCCTATCCCAATTCCCTGCGGTCACGCCACAGATCGGCGACATCTTCACGGCCCAAGTTTCGGGTGCTACCATCTCGGTGTTCCAAAACGGCGTATTTAGAGGCTCCTTCACCGACCCGTCCCCGATACCAGTCGGAAGCCCAGGGCTTCTCTTGGAATCCTCTGCGGCGTTGTCCACTCCCGGCGACTTGGCTTGGAAGGATTGGGTCGGGAGCGGAAACATAGGCTCATTTCTGTTCGTCCCCGACGATTGGATACACATCATAAAGTGGGGAGCACTGGCCGACCTGCTCGGCCGCGAGTCGAACGCCAAGGATGTCCTGCGCGCGACCTACTGCGAGCAACGATACAAAATGGGTATCGCTGCGCTGAAGGAATCCGCTGCGTTGCTGGCGATGCGAATAGGGAACGTGCCCTTACAAATCGACGCTGTGAAAGACGCCGACCACTATCAGACTAGCTGGCAGGCACTTGCGCAGGGGAAGCCATCGAATGTCTATCAGTCGGGACTTAACCTCCTAGCCCTCGCGGCTGCGCCCGACGCGGGACTGTACTCGCTGACTGCGACTGTCGTCGAGAACGCTCCCATCCCGGTCGCAGACAATGATCCTGTTGAAATCGCCCGCGACGACTACGACGCCATGCTCGACTACGCGCAGCATCTCGCGGCCTTCAAGCTCGGCGGGGCCGAGTTCCTTTCCACCATGCCCCTGCTCCAACACTTCTTCGGCGTGGCCCAGTCCTACAACGTGAAACTGTCCCAGCTCGGCGAGTACACTTCCATCCTCTACGGCCTGTCGAGCCACGAAGAGGCTCGCAATCCGCGGATGACCTTGGAGTCCGCGACATGAGCGACTACTCCAGGCCGAAGGAGGGGTTCCGCTTCAAGTTCGGCGGGATGAAGACCAACTCCGCGCCGGATTCCATGCCACCCGACAAGTATCCCATTGCAGTGAACATCCGGTCGTACTCGGACTCCTCCGTGCGGACCCGGCCAGGCACTACGAAACTATTCCAAGCTGGTCCCGCGAGCGCCTACTTTACCGACGTTCGCGCCTATGCGACGCTCGGGACCGACGATCAACCTCGACTGCTGGGGTTCAACCTCGACAATTCCGTGTGGATTGACGCCGGGCTGGGCACGCAGGTTGGCTCGCTCGCTGGTGGCTCGCCCATCGCCATTCAAGGCGCGTCCCTCATTCCGTTCCGCCCGAACCAGTCCCCCAACCCGTACATGTACATCGCCAACGGGAGCGACTATCAAAAGTTCTCGGCGCCGACACTCGCGGGGGTGGTGACGCAACAGAAGGTCGGGATTGCCGAGCCGCAGGTCGCACCAGACATGCTGATGAGTAGTGCGAATAGAACCTTCACCGATAGCGGCGGCGGGAGTTTCTGGACCAATGTGGCTACTGCGGGAGCCAGCGCAGCAGGGAATCGAATCACCGACACTGTGGGGCCAGTCCTCCCGGATCCTGCCATCATCAATCCCTTCACAGTGTCCATCGGAGTCACCGCAGCCGCGCAGTACCAGAGGATGCTCCCACTCAGTATCAACGGAGTCCAGAACTCGGCCTTCGTGCTGGACGTGTTCGCGGGATTCACTTCCACTCTGAGCATCTCCAGCATCTTCTACTTCTCGGGCGTGACCGGACGCTGCATCATCGTGCCTAGTGTTCTCCAAGCACAGTCGGGCGCGGGAGGCGAGACTTCCATCTACCTTACCTCTCTCCTATTCGCTCTGCGTCGCGGGGCGCTCATCAAGGTCGGGACCGAAACCTGCTACGTCTGGAGCGTCACCGAGGGGCCGGACGGAACCGTCTCTATCGAAACTTCCACCACGTTGGCGCACAGCGTGGCGGATAGCATCACGGCTATCCCCGCCGTGCAAATCTTCACTACGACACTCCCTATAGCTGGGCAGGCTATCTCCGCGACATCCGCCACCTACGTCGTCACGGTAGGGATTGGGACACAGACCGCCACGCTCAATCCCGCCTCCCCTGGGGCGCTCAATCCATTCGGGTTTCCGTCCGCGCAGCCGGACGACTATTTCTACATCGGAATCAAGGTAGACAACCTCGCCAACCTTAATGAGATGAAAATTCTCTTCGATGTCGGGGACGGCACCTTCACGCGGGACTTCTTCTACGTCACCTTCCGTCCAAGCGACATCACTGCGGCCATCGCCAACTCTGTGACGCAAATCGCCTCGGCGCAGACCGTAGACCAACGAGCTACCATCGACGATGAGTCTTCCATTGGCAAGGGGAACTCCGTCCAGACTTCCTCCAGCCAGCAACTCACTCCCGGCAATAACACTTGGATTCAACTCATCTTCCCTTTGACCAACTTGACCCGAGTGGGCGGTGACCTCACCAAGAACCTCCAGAACGCCACGAAGATGCAAATCCTGTGGAACGCTTCCGGGACTATCAACGTCGCCACCGGGTCGTTCGGCGTATCGGGCGGGAGCGCACCGGACGTGGGCGATGTCGGAGCGCCGTATCGTTATCGAGTGCGTCCGCGATCGAGCGTGACGGGAGCGGTCGGGAACCCTTCGCCAGCCACGCGGTATGGAATCAGTCCGCGTCGTCAGGCTGTGCTGGTCATCCTCCCAAGCGGAGCATACGACCCTCAGATAGACACTTGGGACATCGAACGGTATGGAGGGTCGGTAACGGAGTGGAGACGCATTGCCTCGATGCCTCTGGTTTCCCAGTTCATCGACATCTTCAGCGACGACGCTGCTGGCGCAGGCGAGGCCCTCGACTTCGACAATCACGAACCGTGGCCAACTATCGACGTTCCACTGAACGCGACTGCGACGCAAGTCACCGGGACTGTTGCGCTCGTGACTATCCCTTCGCCGACCAACGTGCTTCGCTATCTCCCCGGCAACCTCGTGCAAATAGCACTCGGCAACGTCTACACCTTGCGCAAGCGGCCCGTGCTGGTCGGAGGCACGACCTACCTGTTTGAGTTCGAGGAGAATGCCAATTCGCCCACCGTCCCTGCGGTCTTCTCCATCTACGAACCACTTACCGCCAGACAGTTCCTTCCCTATATGTGGGGACCGGACGTGAACGGAACGGTCTTCGCGGTCGGGGATCCACTTCGTCCGGGTACGCTCTACTTCGCCAAGAATAATCAGCCAGACTCGGCACCCGATTCGTACAACATCGAAATCTCCCCGCCGACTGAACCCTTGCTCGGTGGCGAAGTCGTGGATGGATTGTCCTTCGTCGGCTCGACCGAACGCTGGTGGGCCTTGTACCCACAGCCGGACAACCCTCTGCAACGATACAACTTCGTCCAGCAGCCCATCACCCGCGGGCTGGGCGCTCCGTTTGGGCACTGCAATGACGGCAAGGAAGTGTTCTTCTGGGGGAAGGACGGTATCTACGGGACCAGTCGTGGCTCGCTCACGGACGCCGACCTCTTCAATCTCTTCCCACACGAGGGCATTCCTGGACAAGATGTGACTTACAACGGCGTGACCATCCACGCGCCGGCCTATCAGAATGCTCCGACGTTCCGGCTGGCACACTCAAACGGCTGGCTGTACGCTACGTATCAGGACAGCGCGTTCGTGTTCCGCGTTCTGGTGTGCAACCTCCGCACGGGCGCGTGGAGCGTGGACCTTTATCCCTTCCAAGTGTCGGCGGTCTATCACGTTGAGCAACAGAAGGAAAGTTCTAGTGCGTCCAACGCGGTAACAGTTCTCGCTGGACGAACGGTCGGTGCTCCGAATCGCGGAGCAATCTACCAACAGAACGACTTGTTCAACGACGACGGCACGAATGGAGTAGGCAATCCCATCGCCTGTTCCCTCGCGACGTTCGAGTTCGACGGCGGCGACGTGCGCGCGGGCGAGCAGTGGGGTGACCTCTACCTCGACTCTCTCCCTGCGGCGAAGGGTTCCCCTCTGACTATGACACCAATGAATCTTGGTGTGTCTATCAGCGTGACGCAGACTATCCCACAGAGACTCGTGCGTGTCCAGCAACCTGTCTCGCTCGTCGGCGGGGTGTTGTCGAACTTCCTCGGCACCTTCTACCAGTGGGCCGACGACTTTTCCCAGCAGTCTGTCCCGACCACACTTTACGTATGGCAGCCCGCGCTCATCCCCAAACCCGAGAACATCATCGACCGCCAGATGGACTGGGACGATGCTGGGATTGAGGGAGCGAAGTGGATTCAGGGATTTATCTTGCACGCCGACACCTTCGCGGCGGCTAAGGGAATAATCGTGCGGGATGCAGATGCACTTGCAGCGCACGCTTTCACTCCCGTCGTCAACCACAACGGGGAGAAAGAAATCGCCTACTCCTTCAACCAGCCGTTCATCGCGCACATGGTCCGGTTGGAGCCACAGCCCGACGGACTCCCGATGCGTATCTGGAAAGTCCGCTGGATCGCGGAGGAGACTCCCGAGTCGGCCGAGACGTGGACGACCCAGCCCACTTCGCACGGGATGCAAGGATTCATGTACGTCCGGCAGGTGTCTATCACGTACTCGTCCACGACGCCTGTGACGCTCACGATTGGAGTGTTTGACGGCACCGCGCCTGCTCCGATCATCATGCCATCCACAGGAGGACTGGTGAAGAAGCTGGTTTTCGTCCCGACCTTCAACAAAGGGCAGCTCTACACGTACTCGATGACTTCCACCGCGCCATTCGCAGTACACCAAGACAAGTGCGAAGTCCTCGTGGGTGCGTGGGGTCGACAGGACGGATACACGAACAAGCCTCTGGTTGGAGAAAGGTCGGGCGACGAAGCCAAGATATGAGCCAGCAACGATGGTTCCCCTCAGTTGACCAGTTGAAAGATCCCGCCGCGACCGAGCGAGCGTTCCGCCAGCTCCTCACCCAACACTACAACCTGCAAGATAGCGTGGCGTCGATGCGCGAGGAGATGTCCAAGCCCATAACAACTAAGTCGTCAGGGCCACCTCCGGGCTCGGGGCCGACTGACACGCAGATTCTAGGATTGCGAGTCGCGCCCGTGGACGTTCAGACACTCGCAGACGGAGCCATTCTCAAGTGGGACAAGAAGAGTGGTAATTTCCACTTCGTATAGAGCCAAAAAGGGGGTATAGTCCAGTCATGTTGCGAGACTTCAAGAAGCCCCTCGCGTGGGTGCTGCTCTGCTTGATCCTGAGCGGCTCCTACCTCGTCGCGACTCGGCATCGGGTCCAGTCGCAATCAACCGCCAACTCTCCGTCTCCTTCCATCCCGAACTGTCCCGACTCCGCTGGGAACCACCTGAACATGTCGGGCGGAGCGATGTCCTGCGGGACTTCTTCTCCTGCCGCCTATCTGACCGGAACAACCGGGAGCATCGGCGGAGGACTGCTCGCACTCGGAGGAAGTGCTTCGGGCACCGCGACGGTCACGGGCGCAGTCGCAGGACAGCCTTGCATCGCTTCCCCGAGCGACGGCACGAACATCTCCGCGCTAGGGATGAGCATTGAGTGCACAGTCACGGCCTCGAACACAGTGACGGTGAACGCAGTCGCGTTCGTGGCTTTGACTCCGCCAGCGAAAACGTACAACGTCCGGGTCTATCCGTAGGAGAGGGAGAGAGCAATGGCGAACTCAGTTCATCAGGACAAACAAGGCCCGGTCTGGCCCTTGGGGAATATCGTCGTCGCTGCGGCGGGGACTCCGGTTCGCATCACTTCTTTGGTAGATTCTACGGCCGTGAATGCACCTGAAACGCCCAACCCTGGCGTGTCCGGCACTCCTCCCGCGGCCGACGAGTACACGACTCGTGCGCAGCAAATCATCTTCCAGGCACTCAAGGCCGGAGCGGGTCCGCCTTCGCTCGCCAACAACACGGGGATTGTCTACATCCTGAAGCGTGGGGCGGCGGGAGGCACTGGGAACGCCACCGACAAAGGGACCATCATCAAAGCACTGGTCCCCGGAGAGACGTTCATCCTCGGGAGCGCGGCTCTCAATCGCAACGTCTACAGTTTGTACGAGTTCTTCATCGACGCGGACACTACGGGGGATGCCTGTCAGGTGACGGCCATCATCCAATGAGCGACGGAATTACAAAACGCTGGGTGGACGGGGCGACCTGCTCGGAGCGGGACTGGGATGCCATCGATCAAAAGTTGGCGGCGAGAGGATGGATGTCATTGAACCGCCAGACCTCGCGCGTGTTGCTGGCCGAGAAGGATGGACGCATCGTCGGACTGACCTGCCTCCAGCTCGTCCCACACACCGAACCCCTCCTCGTGGACCGCTCTGAATACGCCACTGGACTAGCCGAGGAACTGGCCGACGAGATGCAAGCCTTCCTCGTCGAGTGCCATGTCCGTGGATACATGGCGGTGTGCGAACACCCCGCGGCAGTGAGGCTGTGCGAGGCACGAGGAATGGTGAAGGTTCACCATCCCGTGTACGTGACTGTCTCAGGAGCGAAGTGATGGGCGGACTGTTCGGGATCGGCGGCTCGTCGTCCAAGACGGACAGGAAGGAGCAACTGACTTCGTTCCAAGACCTGCACAACGTATTCAACTTCGCTCTCCCCGCTGGGGAGCAGGCGTTCAAAACGGGACAGTCGATGGTCGGCGACGCCGCGAGTTACTGGAAGAATATCCTCACGGGGAATCGTGCGTCGGTCAGTGCGGCGGTTGCGCCCGAAACTAACGCTGTCCGTGCTGGAGCAGACGCCAGCAAACGACAGTTGGCCACGTCAGGGACCGCCCGCGGGGGCGGAGTCAACGCAGCCTCGCGCACGCTCGATGATTCCACTCGCGCGAAAACGGACAACGCCATATTCGGGGCGAGGCCAGAAGCGGCCAAGCAGACTGCGGCGATTGGCAGCACTGAGTTGTCGGCGGCGCTGAACGCACTTGGGCTGGGCGAGACTTCCGCCAATGATCTAGGCAAAATAGCTACAGACTCTAAGAAGCAGTCCGACGCCAACGGTGCTGCCATGGGGCAGGCCGCAGGACAGATCGCCATGGCTGCTTTGATGTTCGCTTAGTGAAGGATGAGAGATGGGAAACTTCGCATCAGGCTTCTTTGGCGCCGTCGGGCAGAAGTTGCAGGACGTGGCCGAGAAGCATAAAGCCGATGACGACAAACTGCGCGACATCAAGGTGCAGGCTCTCCACGATGCTATCAACTCGGGGAACCTCTCGCCCGAGCAGATGACTCAGACGCTCGAAGAGTTGCAGAAGTTGTATCCGAAGTCCAAAGGGATCAAGGGAGCGTTCGAGAAATTCGGCCACATCGCGGATATGTTTCACAAGAGTCCACATGGACAGCAGGGCCAAGGTGGAGGTCAGGACGGGAGTCAGGGCCAGCCCCAGTCGTCTGCTCCGGCCCAGCCTCCCGCGATGTCCGAACAAATCCCCGGCGCGAATGCATCCAGCACCGGCCCGAACGCTCCCTCCATGCCCCCACGGTCCCCCCAAGCCGCTTCAGCAACGGCTCCCCAGAGCGGGGGCGCTGCCCCTAAGTCCGCTCCCGCTCCTCCTCCTACGATGGCCAGTATCCTGTCGGCGGCGCATCCCTCGCCACAAGCACAGGACGACCGCGAGTTCGCCAAGTTCAAGCGCGAGGAGGAACTGAAGCACAAGTTCAAGATGGAGGAGGCCGAGGCCGTAGCGAAGGCCAAAGCTGCGAATCCTTCCGGTCGCCCCGTCATGGGTCCAGCCATCTCCGTGTCGAACGCGCGGGATCTCGCCAAGCAAGGGAAGTCCTTCATCGACAAGGACGGCCAGCCCATCGATCTCACTACGCTCCCGGATACGATGGGGTTGAAGAATATCGTGTGGGGCGGGAAGTCGTTCTACGAGCCGTTCTCGCCCAACTCGAAAGTGGTCACGGTCGGGAATGAAACCTTCGCGGTCAGCCCGATGGACGTGGAAGCGTTGGGACAGGGCGCCGGGACCGACCTCGGCGAGCATCGCGTTGGCACGGCACACACGAGCGTCCGGGGCCTTGACGAGAAGACGGGGGTCGATGTCACGAAGGGAACGAGCGCGCCGGCGACGACGGGAGTGAAGGGTCGAGGCAGTAAGTCCGCTCCATCCGCACCACCACAGGGTCCGACAGCAAAGCCGGGTGGAGCCGCCGCACCGAGCGCGAGTGGCGGAAGTCGAGGCGGTGCTGCGACCCCTTCGTCTAGCGGAATGCTCCCATCTAACGCCACCTCCCAGCGCATCGCCCCCGTGCGCGAAGCCTACACGCAACTGTTCGGCGATCCGACGCAACCGTCCGCGACTTCGCTATCCGACTTCGACAAGTTAGCCGACGACCCCAAGGCCAGCAAGAAGGTCGCTTCCGCCGTGCGACTCGTGCTCGATGGCATGGAGCAGGAGGAGAAACGTTCCGGGTCGCTATTCACCCTGCTCAAGAATTACGGTGGCGTGCCGCAAGCTCTCATCGCCTCGCAACTGTCTATCAATAAGGACATCATCGGCAAGCTCTCACCTGAAGAGACCAGAGCGTTCAACTCGGTGGTGTCGTCGCTCTCAACCGTCATGGGCCTCCGCTCGCTCACCAAGGCCAGCGCGGCGAAGTTCAGCGTCGCTGCACTCGAACGCGATGTCCCTGTGCCCGGACTAAACGCCATGTCTGCGGCCGCGTTCAACGACAAGATGGCTCGGCTCGCCGAAGAGGTCTACACGGGCTCGCGCACAGTCCCGCTCCCGCAGGAGGAGCGCAAGTACATCGAGGCCCTGCCTGGGAAGTTCCGCGACAAGGCCCAGCCGAAGTCGAAGTCCAAGTCCGCACCGAACACACCGCCAAAACTGGGCGAGGGCGGACACCCACTCGACGACGAAATCAAGAAGGCCGTCCGCGAAGCGCAACGCCCCGCTGCGTGAGGCCCCATGCCACAAGAGCCTCAGACACAGACTAATCCAGCACAAGCCAGCGAAGATTCCGTCAAAGCGTTCATGGCTCTCGACGAAGGCGGGCAGACTCGCGCGTTGTCGAAGATGACCCCGGAGGCGAAGAACTGGCTACTGTTGGGGGTGCGGGCGCTGAAGACGACCCAGCCGAAGGAGCAGACACCACAGAAGGAAGACGAGGGGATGCTCGCGGGCTTTGTCAAAGGAGCAAAAGGAGCATTCCAGAACATCCATGACCTTTTCATTCCTGAAGGCGAAGCTGGCGGCGCACGCGACGTTGGCAAGCAAACTATTGAAACTTATAAACAGGGTGCCCGTCAGACCAAGGAACAGTTCCAAGAAGCCGCACGAGATCCCGACCCGACGACACGGTTTGCCAAGGGACTTCATGGAGCAGCTACGGCTCTATCCCTAGCTGACCCATTTGCGACCGGAAGTGTAGTTAGTGCCAATCAAGCCACAGACGAGGGCAGGCTTCACGAAGCTATTGGACAGGGAGCGTTCGATATTCTAACTCTCTGGGCTGGGAAGAAGATTGGGAGTGAGCCTACTGAGACTACTCGGATAAACAAGGTCGTTTCTGCAACCGGAGCTGACGTAAAGAACTTGGAGCGCGTGATGCCCGACATCGCCGAGGCCGCCAAGCGGAGCGGGCGCCCCACCACCATCGGTGGGTTGAAGGACATCATCGACCAAGGGTCGCTCCAGCAGGAGGCCGAGTTCCAGCGCGACTTCTCCCCCATCAAAGGGAACAAGGTCTATACTCCGCTAATCCGCAATCATCTCGACCGCATCATCCGCGAGAATCCTCAATGGACGAAGACCGAGGCTGGACGCGCGCGGATCGCGGCCATCAACAAGGTGAAGGCCGAGTACGACGTGACTGGGTGGACCTTGGACGAGTTCAACAAGGAGCGGTCCTCGCTGCGCAAGGACATCCGCTCGCTCAGAAACATGGCCCCGTCTGATGCTCGCGCAGCGCTCGCCCGCGACTCCGAGATGGAAGCTAAGAGCATCGTCGCCAACGTGATGTCTGAGACGGTCAACGACCACCTCGCGCACACGACGGGGAAGCCCCGCTTCTACTACGACATCCTGCGCCAGAAGCAGGAGGCGTTCATCGACCTTCAGGACCACATGGCCGACCAAGTGGAGAAGCTGCGGAACAAACAAGCGGCCAAGGCGGGGCAGAGTGTCCGCGAACGAGTGAAGCCTCATGCCTACATGTCTGCGGGTGGCCCCCGAGTGCACGTCCCGATGGGCGAGGCGGTCCCGGAGGACGTAGGCGAGCTGGCCGACTCGAAGGTGAAGTCGGCGTTCCAGCGAGGCGGGCCGAATCGCGGGAAGAAAGTCGCCAAGGGAGCCATACTGTCCCTCCCTCTGTCCCATCTGACCACCGCCGGCGAAGACGCCCGCAAGTCCCGCTCGGCACCCGAGCCCCCGCCGCAGATGGAACAATAAGTGTCGGTACTAGTCCTAGACGCCTCCTCTATCTCGTCGTGGCAGTCCTGTCGCCGCCGAGGCATCCTCGATCGCGACTGGAGGCCCCACAAATGGCGCGGGAAGGCGCTGGCGGACGGGACGCTCCGGCAGGCCATTCTAGCCCTATCGGGCGGAATGGACGCGGCAGCCACAGCGGGCGAAGCGACGGCGAGGTTCCTACAGACTGCCGCCAACCCCGGACTGGACGCTTCTGGGGACACTTACTCCTTAGCGAAGGAGTGGTGCGCCCTGCTCGACACGGTGGTCCGATCCGTCGCACGAGCAGGCGTGCCCAAGGGGCTAGTCGAGCATCCCCCAGTCCGGCTCAACTCCAGCGTCGAATGGCAGCCCCTTGCGCACGTTTCGGGCCAATCCCTGCACCGCTGGGTCACCCTCGACCGCTGGGACGAGTCCGCTCTCATGCGCGAACTGCACTCCTGGTGGGTCATCGGTGACATCGCCACGACCAAGCTCCCTCTCACGTTGCACGTCATCGAGATCGGGCAGGTCCGCTCCGGCCGACGAGCGTCGCCATGGACCCGTGCCTGGCGTCATCCGGCCATGTCGTCCCTCCCTCTGCGATTCAAGCGCAAGGACGGACGAGACTTCCAAGGGTGGAAGCCGACCTACCTGTCCGACGAGCGGGTGTCGGTCGAGTCCTGGGTCGAGCAGCTATGGAAGGAAGGGGCCGCGCAGGAAGTCATGCACACGATCGAGGTGAAGGTGCCGACCGAGCATCAGTGCTCGCGGGTGTTGAGCGACATTCTAGTCGAGTCATTGGCGATGCAGGAAGCGTCCGGGGACCACTGGACGATGCAGCCGATGTCGAGGAATGCCTGTGACGAGTGGGTGCCCTGTCCCTTCCAGACTGTGTGCTATGGCGACGTGGTGGACGTGGCCTCGCTCGGCTTCAGACCTCGCCAGCCGTCGCCGCTTGTACGTCCTCGGAGTTGTTCTGGACCGTCTCAATCGTTATCTGGCATCCATCCGGCGACGCCACCGCAGCCTCGATAAGCGGGAACAGCTTCGCAAAGGTCGCGCGGGTGTTGTAAATCTGCATAGACGAGAAGTCCCGGCTGTCGCCCACGAGGATGCACCCACGGGTGTCCTTCACGTCGTTGCCCCAGTGGATCTCAATCTCCGAGCGGTTGGGAATACCCACAATGAGCGGCATCGGTCGCCCGAAGTGCGGCGAGTCGACAATGTGGATGTCGTAGGTTCCATCCGGGATAGCCGAACCTGGAAGGCCATCCCGGACGGGGAGTTCAAGCGTGTAGCCGAATTGCACTCCATCGACAGCCAGCCGACCGAGCGAGTCGGTCGGAGCCAGCACGTCGCGGAGGACGAGGAGCCTCATTGTCTAGGCGAGCTGGTCGATAGTCCCGCCAGTTGCCGGAGGAACATTGGCAAGCACCGGGATGCTCGCATCCGAAGTAATGGTGCTACCGTCGGACGAAACCGCCGAGGCCGTAAGTCCGAAGGAGGGCAGCGTCTCTCCCGTTGCTACAGTAGCAATGACCTTCGTGGTGTCCCCGTCTGGACTGGCAGTGAGAGTTACGCTCGGGTCGCCAGTCTTCCATGTGGTCGATCCTTGCTTGATTGCGCCGTTCCAAGTGACTTGGAACGTACCTGACAGTCCTACTTTAACTCCGATAATCATAGGTTCTCCAATCCCAATCTGTGTGATGGTCCCTGTCGTCGCAGATATACCTAACACGGCTCGGCGTAAAAGGGAAGTGATTTCTCGCAAGGACTCCACGATGTCGTGGAGTTCCTCGCGATCACGATCGGACAGGTGTAGGTCGAACATCCTTACTCCTTAGAGTCTGCGGTCGGGATGTCCCGCCGAAGCCATGATGCGGTTGTATTGGGCGCAGAAGTCGGACGGAGACTTCGCCGGGACGAGGACGATGGAGTCGTGGGCGACCATCACTGTGCGTGGCCCCTGTGCCATAGCGATGCGCGCATGAGCATGGGCGATGACCAAGGCCGGAGGTGCTTGCGGAGGCACGAGCTGTGACTCAATCGCCGTCAGGGTAGTCGTGAGAAGTAGCAAGGCGGCCTGAGCTGCCTGCACTTCGGGCGACGAGGGATTCCCTCCAAGGTCAGTCACCGACTGTTTTAGATTGGCTTCGAGCGCGTCGAGCGCGGTCAGGGTCGCTCCCAGCGCGGAGGACTTGTCGGCGGCCGGGGCCGCGTTGTAGGCGTCGATAGTGGAGCTGAGGTCCGACCATGCCTTGTTGACCAAGGGAGCCGCGAGCGCGAGGGCCGATCCGACGGGAGGATTGATGATGGCGACGACGCCGGCGAAGGCTTGCAGGCCGATGGGGACGTACTGTTTTAACTTCTGCATCACCGTAGCAAACGGTGGGCAGCCAGCGACGATGAGAGCAAGCGAGAGAGTGATTGCGAGAAGGCCCCGAGATACGTAGCGAGTTACTTGTTTCATTGAGTCGATTCTCCTTTGACGTGCGAATGATACTACTACTTAGCCGACCTTGGATACACTGGGAATCTGCTGGACGACGAGGTAGATGTCTCGTGGGTCGTACATCTCGGCCCACATAACCCTCGGCAATAATTGAAGCGATTGAAGCATTCCGGCGACGAAGCTAGAACAAATCCACGCCCCCTTGGTGTGCCAGCGCCACGGTCCCAGCACGAAGGAGACGATGGCCTTCCAGTCGTAGCGAGCGTCGATAGCGGCGTCGATCATGCGGATGAAATCGATGTACTGGTCGTCGGTAACTGGGATAGTCCAAGTCTCGAACGCGCTGGCGTGGCGGTAGCAAGGATCGTCGAGCGTCCGCCACTTCAACCCACCACGTAGCTGTGCGCCGAAGGTACAGCCGTCGCTGACGAACTCGACGTGGGACCAACGACAACGGGAGTACCATTCGATGAGCTTGGAGTCTAGGCCCTTGCCGCTGACGAAACGGATCATGATACTACTTGCCATCGCCTGTTCCCTTCTCCGCCCGCTCTTTAGCCTTGAGCACTTCAGCAATACCAGCGAAAAAGGCGGCAATTTGCTCCGGCTTCCAGCCATCGAACTCATTTACACCGACCCGAACGCTTACATTGAAATGCGCAGCCCCTTGACACGGAAGTTGCGGGCAGAATACTCGGCTTACCTTTTTAGTCCTCATTTCGTTCCCTTCTCCGCCTGCGGCGCGGGCCGCACATCTGCCAAAATGGAATCAGTGGCGTGGTCTTCGCCAAGTAAAGCGGATGCTTCGGTGACCCATCCTTGTTACGTCCGAAACATTTGAACCGCTCGCTCGGAAATCCTTCTAACTGCGCCAGCATGTAAGGCACGTCTTGGTCTCGGTATAGGTGGTCTCCATCCTTACCCCATGCGGCCACGACAACGCACGCGCCTTTGGCGCATCGCTTAATCCACTCATCGTTTTCTGCGCCCACAACGTTGCTGTTGCGGTACAGTTCCTTGGGATTCGTCGCACGGAAAGCAAACAGATTCGTCATGCACAACGCTCCGTAGCCCCAAGACTTTGCGAAACCTATGCAGCGACGTATCGTTGGGTCGTCCTCCACTTCGTCGGCGGTAGACGGATTCAGGCCAATAAACATCGCGTAAGCGCGCTCGCGGTCGAACCCTTGACGCTCCTCACCATCTGACATCGGCCAGTCGCGCCAAAGCGTGTAGCGGTACTTTCGGCAATCGCTCAACGTCGTCACTCGCTCACCCATGCTTGGCCGACCTTTCGCGGCGCACCAGCGGGCAGTACTCGGAAACGCCATCGCAAGGAATTCCCGTAGCGTTGTGCCATTCCTTGTGCCACCAATCGCTCTCGACTTGCACTGCTTGGAGGACCGCCTTCTGTAGCTTCGTTTGGCGCATCCTCCTACACCTGGGGCAACGCCGGGGATTACGCATCGACCACCAAGAGTGGCCGCAAACGCAACCGTACAACGTATCCACTAGCTGCACCTGGCCCCCGCTCCGCCGCTGCCGTTTCGAGGGGGTCATGCGTTTACGCTCCATTTTTCAGCGCCTTCGATATAGCCTTAGACAGTCCCGACTTTGCCAGCACTGCCGCGTAATCTTGCTTTACCAATTCGCGCTTCACGGCAAAACGGTTTCTCGCTCCCGTACCAATCAGCGACTCTATCGCTTGCCTACACAACGTTCGCGCGGCATCGGGGGTCGTAACAATCGCGTTGGCCTCGCACTTACGAGCGCCTATCGTTTTCAGATATTGTTGAAGGTAGGGCAGGCGGAAATTAGGGTGCGACGGACTGGCCAGATTCTTGCCAGAACCTGTGATGAGGTTATCAATCCAAGCGTAGCCACGCTCGGCAATGAAATCGTAGTTCAACCCGAAGCGTCGAATCTCAAGGTTCACTGGGTCGTAACCGCGCGTTCCATCGTCCCATTCGATGTCGGTGATTTGCTCTAAGTTAGCTCGCAGCGTGCTCGATATTCGCAGTCCGTCCGGGTCGTGGTCCCCGCAATACAACAGCGCGCACCGCAAGCCACGGTCTTCAGCCTCGCTGAATCTCCTTGCATACTCCGCTCGCTGGAGAATCGAGGACCATCCCTTCGAGTTGGCGATGGGAATATGATACTGCGAGCACACAGGCTCGAAGAGGGTCTTGAGGTCAATCTTTTCGACTAGCATCTGAATGTAGAACTTCTCGCCGTCCCACCAATCGGGAGTGTAGTACCGATGGCCGTCAAGAACGTCTTTCAGCATCCATTTCAGCGTATCTTCCACTGTCCCATCGCTCTTAGTTTCAACGCCATGAAATGCCCGCGCATCTTCCTCAGCGATAAAATCAACCGGCAGAATCCCTAGGCGACGGCAACGATTAATAACGCCTTCCACTTTGTCGAACTGGTCCTTGTTGATTAACCGAGATTGCTCTAAGAGATAGCACCAACCGCGAGCGGAAACCTTAAAGCCAATCTTGGCACTGATGGCCTGCAATTCCGCAGCGAACCCGCCGAGTTGTCCGCGCGTGAATTTAGTGTTCAGGTTCATCACTCCTCCTCCTGTCCTCTCCGCGCCCGGTCAGGGGTGCGCTCTCACTCAGTCTCACCAGAGCGAGGAACCGACCGGACTTCGCCCTCACAGCGTTCCCCTATCGGTTCCCATTCGCGCAGTTGCCAGATCCGCGCTTTGAGACGTGTGCGCGTCACGAGATACCTCCGGCTCATGGCTGGAGGATGCCGCACTGACCCCGACCTTGATCTCCTGCATGTCGGCCCACGTCCTGCCCCACGCGCCTTCGACACCGATCACCAGTCCGTCAGGGCATATCGTTGGATGACGCAGCACCTTCGATGGTTCGACGAGGACAGGGTAGACCTCGGCGACATGCTCCTCTAACTGACTCTCGGGGAAATTAAAGAGGAAGCTATCATGTACGTTGTTGAAAAGTCCCCATCGCTCGGCCAGCCCCGAGTAGTGCAACTGTTTGAGCTTCTCCCGTATATGCCCGAACGCGATGTTCGCAAGGCGGAACGCCACTGCCTCCTCATGCTGGTCACCCGGCCCCCAGTCGCCACGGCGATGGTCCCAGCGGAACACCTCGTAGAAGCGGCGAATATGCCCGAAGTCGGTCTTGAGGAATTGCTGCTCGTGTGCTTGTTTCACTTCCCGCTTCTGGTAGGCGAAGACGTTCGGGAAGAGGGATTCGCACACTTCGAGGACGCGCTCGGCGACTCGCTGGCCGGGGACCTTCCCTATTCCTTGACACGACGCGCACTTCTTAGGCCCACGGACGCCTGCAACCTTGCCCGTTCCAGCGCAGACCTGGCATGGCGTTGGAGGAAACGATTCCATGTAGCGTTCGTAAAGACCCTTCGCTTTGAGCCCGTTACCAATACCAAGTATCCCATGCTTGGCTTGGTCATCGCGCACCGTCCTTCTTACTTCGTCCGATTTCAGCCATTTGAATCGGGCCAGCAACTCCTCGTCGGTCTCGCCGAATATCTTCAGTCCATCCCAGTGGCCGAGAAAGTGGCCGGCGACGAACGAGTGGATGTCCAATCTCCCCAGTCTCATGTAGTTCAGGTCTTCGGCCAGGAAGCCGAGCGTGATGACGTGGCAGGATTTGAAGTCCCACTCCGTCAGTACGTGCCCCGGCTTGGCCGCGACCATCTTGCGCATGGACTTGGCGATCGCGGGGGTAGGCTTCAGCTTGGGGAAGTTCTGGATATTAGGATTTCTGGAAGATAGCTGCCCAATTCCGGTGTCGAAGGTGAAGGTCGTGTGTACGCAGCCGTCCTCGCCGGGGATGAATCCCGCGACGTAGGTGCCGCGCATCTTCGTATATCCCTTGTACTGATTGCACTTGAGATAGAAGTCGTCCCCCGTCTTCGCGGCGAGGCGCATCAGCTCCTTCGCCGCAGTGGTCTCCTTCGCATTGCCCTCGGAGTCTTCTTCCTTCGACTTGGGGACCGGGTGGCCCTTGGCCTTCATGTAGTTGATGATTTGCGGCCGAGAGTTCGGGTTGAAGTCGTAGACGCGGACCCAGCGGTCCACCTTCTCGATAGCTAGCTCATCGTTGGCTCCTCTGATTGCCACGGGGAAGTCGTAAATCGCGTAGTGGTAGTATTCCCTGTCGTCAAGCCTCGGGCGGTCCATCTCCTCCTGTAACTGTGGAGTGTTAATCCACGGCTTCATCTCTGGAGGAACCCCTTTGTATCCCTCCTTGGGCTGGAGTCTTCCGCACTGTCTGGGCGCCAGCTTCGCCAGCTCTGTGCCCAACTCGCGCTGGGCAATCTCAAACTCCACGTCGAGCGCCAGCCTCGCAGCGTCGTCGATGGGCATCCCGCGGTCCTCCATCGCGGCGAGGACCGGGCGGACCTCATAGACCTGCCCTATGTACCCAATCGACGACTGAGCGAACCCGTACATGTCGTCGCGCTTCAACGTCCTAATGAGCATCTCCCCGAGCTGCCAGTCCGAGTCTACGTCCACACAGCCATAGAAAGGCTCGTTCTCTAGCGTATGCAGGTGCTTCCAAGGAAAGGGGAACGAGATAAAGTTACAGGCAAACTGGAGATGCGCCGGAAGGTCGGGCTGCCAATGATGGAATAAGTCCAGAGTGTCCAGAACCCGAACTGTGGGGGCATAACTCCACCCCTCACGGGCTGCCGCCGCTCGCAGAACTTTGTGGTCGTAGTTGTCCCAGTTGTGCCCATACTTCGGGTTAGGAGAGTGCATAATCTCCGAAGCGATGGACCGGAACGGCTCCTCCCACGGAAAGGCCATCCCCTCGCCCTTGCCCATGCTGAATTGAATCTGGCGGATCTCCGTGTCTTTGTATCCGTCTCGGGCGTCTTCGTCCATAGAGGCAGACTCGGGAGTCTCGATGTCCTCTGCCACGGGAATATTCTGATTGTCGTAGACGCGGTTCCGTAGGGCTCGTGCGTCATCCACGGACGGATGAATTACGTACTGCTTTTTCCCCCAAGTGGAATGGTCTCGTGGGTCCACTCCCCACAGCCACTCCCTATCCAATCCCTTCGCGATATTGGTGGCGCGCTGGAGGATGCGGGCGAACACCCCGCCGAGGGCCATCTTCCCGTGGCGCAGGAAGGAGGGGTGGAAGTCTCCAATCACTGGGATGGTCCCAGCTCCACGCCCTCCGATGAATCCCGACCCCCCACAGATGAAACAATTAGGATGGTGCTTCCCATCCAACTCTGCTGGCTCCGAACAGGGAATCATCGTAGGAATCGCGAGGGGCAACACATAGCCAGCCAAGTGAGAAATCCCCTGCGCCTCCCCGGCCATTCCCGTCAATTCCCTGAGCGCGGTCCCTCCGAGCGCGACGATGACACGCGGACGGCGCTCGGCAATGGCGGCGTCCAAGTTGGGACGACAATGATTGATAGCCGAAAATTCCCACGGAGAGCCTTCCAGCCAATTTTTGCGAGGACGACAGCGCACAACGTTAGTAATGGAGAATTGCTGACGATCAAGGCCCATGCGCCGAAGAGTGCGCTCCAGAACTCCGCCAGCAGGGGCGTGAGGTCGAAACGGTAGCCCATCGCGTTGTTCATGCTCACCTGACGCCTCCCCCACCAACATAATCCCCGAGCTGCCCGTGCCCTCGATCGCAGAGAAGTCCGTTCCCATGTCGTGACAGACACAACCAATACACGAGTTAGGCTTTGAACGAGCTGCCACGAGACATTCCTCTCAGATAGCATCCAACTGAGCAACATAGACCCTTGTGATACTTGTCGCACGTAAAAGACGCACCACACCTAGCGCAAATCCTCACAACCCGAATCCTCTTTTTATATTCTCTTTGATACTTCTTGTGCTCAGGGCGCTTCCATCGTATAGGCTCGGAGTGCTTGGTGAAGTGAACTCGGTTGTGAGTAGCCTCATCCAGAGCAACGAGGTTTTCTATTCTGATGTCAGCGTAGTCGCCGTTCTTATGATGAACATCAACCCAGTAAGGGAGTTTTATATTGTACGTTCTCTCATACAACCTTCTAGACTTTCTGTGACAGCTTCGTCTAAAAGTCGAGGAACGATACGGATTCGTTCCCTTTCTAGGCATGAAAGGCTCCAACACAACTATTCGGTTTGCACCTCGGAGTCACTGCTTCCGACCTCCCACTCCCGCCAGAGCATCGAGCAACGCTTCACTCTCGGGATTGCGCACACATACAAAGTCCGTCAGCACCGGCTCGGGGGTGTCCGAGTGTATGGGAATCGTGATGCTCAACTGGATTAGCGGAGGGGTGTTCCCCTGTGGAGTCGCTATGCCTCCATCGCTCACGCGGACTACGTTGAAGACCAACTTGTGCAGCAGGTCCTCGGGGATGTTCCAGCGCACGAGGTCTTTTTCAGTAATTCTATTGCCAATTTGATCTCTCATCAGTCATACGCCTCGGGATAGCGCCTCCGCGCCTCCATAATCCCCTTCGCCAAGCTGCCCAGCTCCTTCGCGAGCTGTCCCTCGACTGCGGCCTTGATCTCCGGTTTGAGCCGCATGTTCATCGCCGCTTGGAAGCGCATGGACTCGGTGACTTGGCCGTGCTCGGTCATAATGACGGGCTTGTCCTGCTTCGTTCCGAGGAAGAAGGAGCGGACCCGCGAACGGAATCCATTAAGAGACATTGAGTGCCCTCCACACCTCGTTGAACGGGCCGACGATGTACAGATTCATCCCGTCCAGCATCCGCACGTCGGTCATGCCCTCGTCGGAAGGCTGGACCCACTCCACGTTGGCCGGGTTGACCGCCACGTCCACTTGCTTCCCCGGTAGTTGTCTCCTGAGCAGCACTAGAGCCATGCCATCACCCTCACATCCGCCCTACACTTTTGCGCCAGCACGTCCGGCCCACCGACCAGTCGCAACCCTTCGAGTGTCCGGCACCGCGAGAGCGCGACGTATACCATGGCCGCACTCTCGAAGAATCGGTCGCGGTAGTCCACCTGCACGCGGTCGAGCGTGAGTCCTTGCGACTTGTGCACCGTCGACGCGTAGGCCAGCCTCAGCGGGAAATATCGAATCTGCCCCAGCACGTACTTCTTGTCCTTTGGTCTATAGTGCTGCCGTGGCAGCCACCCAGCCTCGTCGTCGCGGTCCAACTCGTCTCCCACCCATCCCTCGGGCTCGTCCGTCGCGGCGACCTCACGCACGATCCTACCAACCACGACTTCCTTCTTGGTGCGGATGAGTTCGACCGTGAACACTTCCAGGTCGGGATCGTAGGATCGGACCCAGCCGCAATCCCCGTTGACCATGCTGAAGTCGCGCGTGTTGGACAGCACCATCACATACGCGCCCAGCTTGAACTCCGACGACGGAGGGATGCCCCACTCGTGGGTACGTTTATTCTCGCCCCACTCCGAGCGTTGCTTGCCCCATCGCTCGGAGGTTACTTTGAAGCGTGGTCCAGGAACGCGGTCGAGCACCACGTCGTTGTGCCGCGACACCATGTCGTTCTTGCACAAGATGGTCGTGCCTTCAAAGTCCATGTCGCGAGAGGAGTTCCATCCCGCCCCGGCCTCAGATAATGTCTTGGCGCAGGACAGTCCGTCCCCGACACGAGCGAAGTTCAGTGCGTCGAGGAACTGTCCCTCTCCCTGCCGCCATACCTTGTCGAGTCTCGTGGTGTTCGATGCGAACTCCGCCCAGTACGGGGAGGTGAACGCCCAGGCGCCCTTCACCGGAGGGAGCTGGGCGAAGTCCCCGACCACTACGATACCGAGGGGCACTTTCACGTCGGCGAAGCGATTGGCCTCCTGTGTCGCACGATAGAGGTAGCCAAGCTGTTCCGCTTCAAGCATGGACCCCTCGTCGATGATGATGCGACGCTTCTCCTTGGCGATCTTGTGCAGGACGCGGGTGAGGTGGCCGGCGAGGTAGGAGTCTCGCATCGACGCAGTGTCGAAATACTTGAGCACCGAGTTGATGGTCACGGCGCCTAGGTTCACGGCCGCGATGCCCGTGGTCGCGCAGACCAGCCCGTAGGATGGGTCCGCCCCCACGCGGCGGAGCACCTCATACGTCTTGCCGCTCCCAGCTTTGCCGGTGAGGAACTCACATGGAACTGGGAGTTCCTCCCCGACGAGCTGGATCTCGGAGTCGACTTGGCCGAGTTGGACCTCTTCGTTCATGCGTCGGCCAGGGACTCCCGGTGCTCCTGTGCTGGAGGAGCCTGAACGTCCTGGTGGTCGGTGGTTGCGCCTGTCTTGGGCGTCCGTGTCTTCCGCTGCTTTCTCGGTGTCGATGCCTTCGCTTTGAATGGAGCGAAGTCCTTCTCCGCATCATCCAGCCGCTTGGTCATAATCTCCTCGGCCAGCTGGTACGCGACCCTTGCTTCGTCGATCTGCGCCTCACGAAAATACGTGAGCGCGCGTTGCAATGCCGAACCTCGTGCTGCCATATCGTTCTCCTTTTTCAAATGTGGGGCTCGATGGTGAGGATGAGACATGCCCACGAGAGAGCCATCGTATCCCAGCCCATGAGCCTCTCCCCGTGGAGGGGTAGAGTTTTCATACGGGCTCTCTCGTGAACCTCAAAAGGGTGGCGTCCTTTCCTGCGATGTTGGTCCAGGAGCCTCGTCAGCCAAGTAGCCGACCTTCCCACCACCCAACTCGACTTACTTCAACTCATGCGTGTGCAGGAACCGCACGATGCGGGCCTGCGCTCTGGAGTACCCGTGTGAGGCGTCCTTCTGACACTTCACCTCGGACGAGTATCCGTGGCCGGCCGACTTCCGCTTGTCTGCCGACTGCTCCTGCGGGAACCGATGCATCCCATTCACGTTCGCGGGGTACGCAGCGTCCTTTCCCTGCTCCCTGGCGGCCTTGGCTTCCTTGCCGCACTGTTCGCAGCTCGCTTGCCATTGCAGCTCGCCGCCGATTTCCGGCTCGCCCGCCAGAGCTTTCACGAAGAGGTCCATCCAGCCCTTCTGGTCCATCTTCATCGTCGAGTTGACCCATGGCTGGCCGTCCGGCCGCTTCAGCCGCGCGAGGATCGTCGCGACCTTGGTCGAGCGGTCCTTGTTCTGGAGCGTGCCGACGTAGCCGCCGAACTCCGGGTAGACCTTGATGCCGTCGTACTTTCCAGTCGGGTCGATGATGGTGGCCGAGATGCGCGTGTGAAAGTACGGCATCACGGGCGCCTTCTTCGTCGCGGTGTGTTCATAGTCGAGATGCGACTTGTCGGCCTTCTCGATCCCCTCCAGCTTCAGTTTGATACGGTACTTCCCGTCCGGCGGCGGACTGGGCTGCGCGTAAGCGTCGCCTTCGACGTTCACGTCCACGGCTTCTGATACCAGGCGAGGGTCGTTCGGGTCGATGACATCCTGTACGTCGGACGAGACTGGTGCGGCGCCGTTGACCGGAGCCTCCCCTGGCTGTCCTGGCTGCGACGGAGCACCGCCCTGACTGCCCTGACTGACTTCCCATGGTTTCGATGGTGTTGCCATTTCGTTTCCTCTTTTCGATTAGATTGAAATTCTACTTCCCCTGACCTGCTGAAACTCTCCCGAGCTTGGCGTCCATCCTCGTGCGCCAATCCTTGAGCGTATCCGCTTGCATCGCTCCCAGCGAATCCACCACGTCGAGGTACGTGCCGAACCCCTCGTACACGACCTCATCCTTCACATACGGCTCGAAGTATCCCCCTGGGAACCTCTTCTCCAGCGCCTCGGTCTTCTCGGGCGTCACTCTGGGCTTGGCCGGGAATGGAATCCCCGTCGCTGGGTCGAGATGCTTCCTGAAGTGGAAGCGCACCGTCACGTCGATCTGGTCCAGCTCAATCGTCTTGGTCGCGTCCGCCGGGTCAGGCATCTGAATCTTCTTGGCGATAGGGTAATCCTGCCCGTGAATGAGGTCCCCGACCCACGCGCCACAGTCCCGCGTTCCCTTCTTCCCCGCGATCGCCGGGCCGAACGTCGTCGAGCGGTCGTCGTCCTCGGTCTTCGACTCCAGCGCGGTATAGAGAACGTACTCGACTGGCAGTGAGTTCAGGTTCATCACTAGTCCGTAGAGATAATTCTGTACGAAGCCATAGTCCCCGCGGGTGTTGCTCCCGAAGCTCTCGGGCCGCCACTGGCCCATCACCTGCACGGACTGGACGAAGGACATGTTCGAGTTGGCCTTCTTGCGGTCTTCGCCGCCGACGCTAATCCCTTGGTCGGGCAGGTAGCGCATCACCACCTGCGAGATGGACGACCAGCCCTCGACGGCGATGCCTCCAATCTCGTCGTAGTTCATAGGTTCGAGGTCGATGCGCTCGGGATTGGTTTCCAAGGGATTGACCGGCCAATACCCTTGGCTGATTTTTCGTAAGAGCACGAGCGGCATATTGGCCACTTCGCAGCGATACGGCTTTATCATCCCCGCGTTGACCTCGGGAGTGCAGGGATCCCATCCCCCGCCGTCGGTCGATAACAGGAGCGTGGCCTTCCCGGTCTTCCTCGCAATGTAGTGCGCGAAATCCTTCACCTGCGAGGTCTTGCGTGCTCCAGTTGGACAGTAGATACAGCCTGAGCGTGCCATCAGTCATTCCCTCCCATCACCCCTCCGTGCTCCGCCACCATCTCCACGTAATTCTTGGCCCGTTCCCGCAGCCTACGTGATCCGGCGCGGTTCTTGCACCGCCGCGAGCAGTACAGTTGATACTCGCGAACCGGCTTGAAGACACGTTTGCATTCGGCGCATTTGCGCTTTTTCATTGTCGTAATCCGTTTATCAACCGTTGGTCAGCCTGCGAACTTTACGTCCAAGTCGAAATCCTGTCAAGAGAAATCTTCAACTATTTTGTCGAAATCCTCGTCCATCTCCTTCATCTCGGACAGTACCGAGGTAAGTCTCGCGGCCTCCGCGTCCTGCTTCATCTCTCTCTTCCTCGTCGTCATGCTCTTGTGTGCCGCCCACCACTCCTTGACGTGCAGAGGCATCATCTCCGGGTAATACTCCTCCAAGACGCGACAAGCCGACACCAGCAAGGCCCGGAGCGAGATAGCCTCGTTCCTACTGTTCCTTCGGTTGCTGTGCGGAGGATGCCCCACTTTGGGGGAGCGAGATCGTGGCATTGGGCACCACCTCCGGCATCAGCACTTTCGCCAACTCGTACTTCATGGCCTCGACGAACAACTCCACGCGTTCGCGACGGCCACCATGCGACATGCGCCGGGCGATTTCTTCCTCTTCCTCGAACCGCGTGATGAACGCACCACTAAGACTTATCACTAGCCACCTCCTGCGGATGATTGGCCTTGCGAATCGAGTACAGCCCCGACCCGAGCGGATCCCGCCGGATGTCCTCTCCTCCATAGCATAATCTCGACATGGAACAAGTAGTTGGATATTCACAGGCTCGTCTCGTCATCGGGAAGTGTACGTTCAGCATGGACCGCTCCTCGTCCGCACTGCCCGCGGCCCGTACAGCTTGGACCCCCTCAGCCACCCTACGTTCCTGCGCCTCGATCTGCTCCACCCAGTCCCGTAGGTCGTCGTCGTTCCGGTACACCACGATCGGAGGGATGAAGATGTCATCGAGAGGATGCGTCGCTAGGAACCCGGTCGATTGCGCTGGGCAGGAGAATCCTAGCTCGTGATTCTCTTCCCCGACGGTCATCACCGTTGCGTCGAGCTTGTCAATCCATTCCCTCATGGTCTGATGCTCCCACACGGGCGAGGACTTCCAGTTCTTCCAGTACAGCTTCGACGAGGTGCCGTCCTCCTTCACGTAGTCCCAAGACACATTCCACTGCTCGTCCCCCGAGGTCATTCCCTGATTGAGATAGCCGCGGACGAGCGGACTGCGCTGGGAGCGGACCTCGACGCCCAGCTTCGCGCTCAAGTCCTTGTCTACCCACCGATCACCCTTCAACATGTACTCGTATCGGATGCCGAGGATACGCGGCGGCGCCGGGGACCGCTTCAGGAAGTCGAGCATTGCTCCCGAGAGGACTTCCTTCCCGACCGCCACTTCCAGAACGTCCTGTCCCTCCGGGAGTCGCTTCTTGACTTGCTGGATGACCTCCCAGTGTCGAGCGAGCCGCTTCTCGACCTCCACGCCCTCACCGAGCCCCTGCATGTCATGCTCGGCGTCCCTCGCCTTGCGGATGTCCCACCCGCCGGCGGTCTTGAAGCTCAGGATGTAGAGCTGGCGCGAGTCCCGTTCGAGCAGGAGCGCGTCGGGGCGGGACATGAACCACACGGCGGGACGACGACCACCAGGGTAACTGAAATCCTGTTCGCTTTCGTGCAGTTCCCACTGCCCCTCCCGCTCCACCTCCAGCACCTCATACTGCTCCAACAGTGGCCGCAGGCGCCGCCTCGCATACGCGCGAACCATCCCCTCGACCAACGCCGCCTGCTCCGTGTACAGATAGAGGTCAAAGTCCGACTTCGCTCGCCTCACTATCCCCTCGTGCATCTCCTTCAACGAAGGGTCCGTGGTCGTGGCCAAGAACGCGGCCTGCTCGGAGGTGTCGATGTCGAGCGCGTTGGCGAAGGTAGAGAAGTCCGCGAGCGCCGCTCGGACTGCCTTCAACTCGGCTAACTCAAACGACAGCTCGCCGAGGGGGATGCCCATCGTGCATTGGAGCAGGACGGCCAGCCCAGCGTGGACCGAGCCTCCCACCGCGAGAGGGAGTGGCTTCCTCGCGCTGACGACGCCCATCCTCGCCTCGCCGGAGTGATACTCCAGCCATCTTAGCCTCGGGCATCGCTGGTGGGTTTCGATGCGCGATCTATCGGTGAACACTCTCTGCGTCATGTCCTGACCCCCACCGGAACCATCACCACGTCCACCTCATAGTCGAGTTCCAACCCGCGCAACTCGGACGGCAGTGCGCTCTCGCAGAATGTCACCGTGTTCTGCCCGAACCTCTCGGCTGTCGCAAACTGGAACGTGTACCTACGTTCCTTGTCCGTGAACGATTCCCCCGACTCCACTCGAATCACCTTCGCTCTCACTGTCCACCTTCCCTTCCCTCTTCGCCATGACTTCCGCCAGCGCACTGGGCGCCCGCGGCCCATCATACACAAAATTGAACTGCCCTCCGCCCTTCAGTGCCACCAACCGAAACTCCCAAGCTGGATACTTCCCATCGAGATAGTCAATCACCCGGTCGAGGACTTCCTCGACGCTCTCCTCAGCCCAGTACCTCCCATCGGGCGCGTGGAATGGGAGTTTCTCCTCCACCCCCTCGCCCTCCTTCGGCACGATCCTCACGGTGATGAGCTTGAGCGGCCGGCTCCCCTGCCACCGTGGCCTAGGCATTCTCGGTCGATGCGGCACGCTCCCTCCTCTCTATCCCTAGCCCCTCGGACGACACGTACCGTAACTCCTTCTTGGCCCTCGTCGCGGCGACGTAACAGAGATTGTCCTCCTGCTGCATCTCCCACGCTTGCCGCGCCCACCTCGACGGCATCAGCGTGTCTGCGTCCAGCACGAACACCCGATCCCACTCCATCCCTTTCGCTTTGTGCACCGTCGAGCAGGTGACCATGCCGCGCATGTCCGCGCCGTCGCCGAACAAGCCCTCGATACTTTGGATGAGCGTCCCGATGCCCGCGTGCGGCCCGGCCTCGTCCATGAACACTCTGATGGTGTCGAGCTTGTCGTCCAGAGCGCCAATCTTGGCTTCCTTCCCCTTCGCGCGCTCGACTTCGCGCTTCCGATACTTGCTGAGTCGTTCGTCGAGGTCGAGGATCGTCGAGGCCTTCATCTTATTGATGAGGCTGACCAAGCCTTGTCCGATGTCCCTTCCGACCACTCTCGCGGCGACCTTGTTCCTTATCAGGAGGAACGCAATGGCGACCACCGGTCGAGCGTTCCTACAGAGGATGGCGTCCCCCGGCCGGAAGTCCCCCACTCGCCAGTCCCCCGCGTCCTCCACGATGCCCTCGATCGAATCCTCATGCGGCAGGATGTGGCTGACCCACTCCCTCGCCTTCGCCACCACCGACTTCGGGCAGCGATAGCTCACACTCAGCGGGAGGGACGTGCAGTGGAATCTCCTTCCAATCTGGTGCATGGAGTCCGACAGTGCGCCGCGGAAGCCGTAGATGGCTTGGTTGGGATCGCCCACGGCCACTACGCGCGACTCCGGTAGGAGCATCCTCGACACAATCTCGGCCTGAATCCCGTTCACGTCCTGCGCCTCGTCCAGAAACACCACGTCGGCCTTCTGAAACTCCGCCCCCGCGATGACCGGCATGTACAACATGTCATCAAAATCAATCACCTCCCGCGCTTGCTCGATCGAGCGCGTGAGCACTTCCCTGACAAGCCCAAGGTCCACTTGGTCGGGGTCGATGTCGTACAGCTCCATCAGATCCTCCCACACGTCCTCGGAGTCCTCGACTAGCCCGGAATACTTGACCTCCAATCCCTTCGGGACTATCCCTCCGCCCTTGGCGAGCCCGACCAACTTGGTCATCTCCTTGGTCCACTTCCCCCATTCCAGTTCCATCTCGTCGATGATGTTCCTGATCTTCTTGCCGTCGATGTTCAGTCCTTGGGCGTCCCAAGTGAGCGCCTGCTTCCACGCGCTCAACCCTAAGCTGTGCAAAGTCATACACTTAGCGTTAGGCTGAGTCACCCTACGCTTCAGCTCCTCGGCGATGCTCTTGTTGAACGCAAGGAACACGACCGACTGCTCGGGAGGGACGTGCTTGATGGCCTCGACGATGGTCGTGGTCTTGCCTGAGCCGGCGACGGCTTCGATGATGAGGCTGTCCCGACTCTCCTCGATCCACCTGAAAATGTCGCTCTGGTATGCGCTCCACTCCACTGTCCACCTCCATTGCGAGCCAACGGCTCGTTTTTAGCAAAAGTCCGAATGCTTGTCAAGCATTATTTTTGTTACTTGCGTCCTCCCGCCAGCATCTCCCGAGCACTCCGCCTGCAAGTCTAATTATGACTAGTATTTACGTAGGATGAGCCTCTAAATTATTTTTCACTAAGCCTCACTTTTTACTTGACAGCCACCAGCCCACCTATGCGAATCTCCACCCGAGGCTGGGCGGGCACTCCTTCGGGAGCGATTCGACCTCTCAGAAGGGCCGGGGAGTGGACACCCCGGCCCCTCTCCTATCTTGTGTCCACAGGAGAGGACTACTACCTATGTCCACACACCAGTTCGTTCCCACGTTGGCCCAACTCCACGAACTCTGCAACGTCGTCCAAGTCCCCACCTTCACCAAGTCTTACGCTCAGTTTATCTACGACCTCGACCCTGGCTGCGAGCGCCACCTCAAGATCGCCGCCAAGCTCGACAACTGCTCGACCATCTGGCGGACGCACGACACCCCCAAAGGCAGGTACAAACAGAACATCTCCGCTTGTAAGCGCCGCGGGTGCATCCACTGTTCCCAGCTCCTCGCCACGGCCGAGTATGAAAAGTACCGCAAGCTTCACCTCATCTGCCCGGAGAACTTCACGATCCTGCGCTTTGAAGGAGACGGCAAGCTAATCCGCTCCCTCTTGGCGCCGCTCGGACCCATCCTGTCCAAGCTGGGCTGTCCCGAGGGTGGCCGGCTCGTCCACAAGGTCCTCCTGCTCGCCTCGATCCACTCCATCCCGACTCCGACCATCGAACTGCTCCGCTCCCACGACTACTCCCTCCAAGTCTCATCCCACCCCAAGGTGGACTTCTTCGAGCGTCTCCGGCTCGTCCTAGCTCCCGACCTCCCTACCAACTACTCTCTCCGGGCCGAATTGGAACTATCCAAACGTGTGTTGTTCTTCCAAGGACTCTCACAACAAGGACGTAAGGACATAAAGTTATCCGGTATAGAGAAAGACACCTTACCGGATAACTTTTCCGTTGGTAGTACCCAAGATCCTCCCCCTGAGCCCTTGTGCAAGGTTCCTGGGTGCTTCCGGCACACTAAATCGCACGGACCACAGACACCTGAGAGTGAGTTTGTGTGGATTTCGACCGTCCCACCGGTTCCGTCGCCCCCTAGTTGACCTTAGAGCAACTCCAAAACAGCCAAAATCACCAACGCCACGAACCACCAAGCCCGACGTGTCACTGGACCCGCTCCATCTGGCATATCGTGCGGATGCGAAGTAGTCTCCCTAGACCTTCCCTCGTCCTCTCCCCTGGGACGGTCATCCCATCGGCCACTGGTATCCACCTCTCGGCCGCCTTCATGCTGAACACGGGCACCCAGTACACCCTCGTCCACCACGCATCCCGTGCGTGCTTCCCTTCCACATAGAGCCTCGTCCCTCGCGTCCTCATTGGACCACACTCAATAGTTCCCTCAGCCTGACCCTGGCGTGATGCCGCCTGGCCTTCCGCCTTCCATCTGCGCCTACCTTGTCGCCGGCCAGCCATCTCCCGGCTTCCTCCCTCATCAGCGGGGAGAGCCTCGCTATCGCGTGCCTCACCCTCGCCACCACCTCGCCCTGCACCACCCGCTCCAGCGGCGACACTTCCTCAGACCGAAGCTGCTCCACCTCGGCCCCGTCCCCCTCGTCGAATGACAAAAACTGTCTAGTCCCCTTCGCACCCAGCCTGCCCCTGAGCACCATCTTGGCCTCGTTCTGCGCGATCGTCGAGAACCACGTCTTGAGCGAGCAGTCCCCGCGGAATCTCCCCTCGCGCAAGGCTACCAGTGCCTTGACCGTGGCCGTTTGCAGCACGTCCCTGGCGTCCTCCTCGTCCCGGACGATGCGCAGCACCATCCACTTCGCATAGTCCTGCGCCTGAACTAGCTCCTCCCCGCGCGTCATAATCCCCTCCTCTGTGGCTGTCGCCACGGTCGCTGCCCAAGCCACCACCCCAACCACCCGAGCGTGGCCATCACACACCCCCCGACTATCATGCCTGTCCAATAGGCTTCCGCGAGTGTCATTGCACCCTCCCCCTCGGCCTGCCTAGCCCTCGATTGTGAATCGTGAACCGGACATGCTCCTCCGTGACGTAGAGCCAGCCCGCGCGTCCCAGCCACCGCACCCACGCATGCCTCGACTGTTCCGTGTAGTGCAGCACCCCACCCTGCGCGCTCGTAATCGCCGCGCCCACCCCCCAGAGCCTCGCGTGGCTCGGATGCGGCCCGAACGCCGGGTTCAATTCCTTCCAGCCCCGGCCGAGCATCCCCTCGGTGCTTCCATAGTCGGCGGCTGCGCTCCCGGCCAAGGTGAACAGTTCCACTTTTTCGACGATCCCGACCTTGACCTTGGCGACGGGCGCCTTTGGTAGTTCCTGCCCCCTCGCCGGGAGACTGAGAAACAGCACCATCACAATCCACAGCACAATAGCCGTGACTGCGACCTTGACCAGAAACTTCGCCGCGTTCACGGCGACCTGTTGAGAGTGTGTCAGCATGTCCCTTTGATCCTCCGGCCACGTCCCCTCATACTTGGGAGAACAATCGAGGGGACGTGTCCTGATGGTCAACGAGGCTTTGTGCTGCTGGCCTCGTGCATGTTCACCTCCGTTAGCTTGTCGGCACGCATATCCCCTCCCGTCCCCAGTCGTTTGTGTAGCCGTCTGGAACCTTGACCTTGACGCAGCACCCTCGCGGATCGCCCTGGAACTTGGCCTCGCAATCGTGCGGCGCGAGAATAGCGATAATGTCCATCTGGACCTTCTCGTCCTTCCGCACCTCGCGCTCGGTCAATTCTCGGTTGCACGCTTCCGTGGCCAGCCGTTGTACCGTCGCGGCTAGCCTGAGCAATCGCAAGCACTCGTGCTGTGTGACCGTGCTGTGCCTCGCCATTGCGTAGGCGAACTCCATTTTCTCTTTCGATGTGACTGCCATACCCTTGCCTCCGTGTTTATAGTCCTGCCCGGACTGTCCCCGCTTCCGCGTGCGGGGTTACGCTCCCTACACCGCCTCGCCTCCGAAATAATCCAGCCCCATCTTTTCCTCTAGGCCGTATGGTAGGAATGGATTGTAGACTCGCGGATTGACTCCACGCTTCCAACAAGACTTTAGCCATTCCTTTATAGTTTGGCTTGGTTTGCGCTGCACCAACTCCCAGCCTACTGAATCGGTGTTGACAAAAACCCCGTAATCCTGAAACGACATACCATAGGAACCGGAACATCGTTCACCTACAGGCCGGACCTCGGCGGTAAGATTGTTGAATCGTGCTGTGTCAGCGTAACTCTCAGCGCGTTGTCGTGTGTACTTCTCACACCCGAATCCTTGGGAAGCGTACGTTGAAGCATGAACTGTGTGGACTAGGTTCAGTTCGGGTGTAATCCAAACTTCCAATGCCTCAGCTATCTTATCCAATTCGGCTTTCCGTTCTTTCTTTGTATCGTCGTGGGCAGCACACACCTTGTCTACTTCGGCTTTCCACTTCGCCGTTATCGTTGCTCCGTTTGGGCATTCGTCAAACTTAGAAGCCACGTACTTACGTCGTGGGAATCGCGTGTGATAGTCAGCAGCCAATTCGGCTTCATATTCGGCTTGCATGACCTTGCCATTGGCCCAAAACTTCTCAGAGTCCACAGCTAGTACAGCGAGGATGTCTCGGAATCGTTGTTCATCTGATACCGTTCCCATTTGTATTCCTTTCCATTGGCGCGCGCGCATTCCCCGTTGCGTGGTACGGTCCCTCCCACTACGACTACAACCCTCGTTGACTGTACGGCACCCCTTGACTAATCCGGTCGTGCATGCCGTCGCGGAACTGCTCGACAATCTCACTCCCCTTGGTCGGCCACCAGGTAGTGAGCCCGTGAGTAAACTCCATGTCGGGATTCGCCAGTGCCAGCTTGATCGCCTTGACGTAGGCCGCGAGACTGACGGTGCGATTGATAGCGGGTATGGTGACGGTGCGGGTCATTGGCGGACCTCCCACGCAAACTTGGGGAATATCCCCGGAGTTTTGACCGCTTCGCCGTGAGTCTCGAAGTACCTACGTTCACTCACGGCAATCAGCGCGTCCGGCCTGTCTTCAAGTACGACCACCCGGAACGTGTTGGCGTCCCACGCGGGACCGTGCGACGTTGCGCCGAGCGTTACGATCTCCCCACGCGCGGTCATGCTGGCACCGTCGCGAGGTATTCGCGAATCGCCGTGTAGGTGTGCTTAATCCCCAACATCTTGCATGTCGCCTTGATCGCGCGGCTGTCCTTGTTCGCACTGCCATTCTCGATCGCGACGCGCATCCGCTCGAACACGTTCGGCAATTCACTGGCCGGAAACGCGTACTCTTGAGGATAATCACGCAAGGCATTTTCCAATTGCTTGCGGTACTCCGTGAAGAAACGATCCGCGTTACTGCCCACAATATAGTTCATGGTGTCACCCTCCCCTAACCTAGTCACTTCCCCAAGCCCACGCGCGTTTGAATGGGCTTGAGACTGTGGCTAGGCGAACAAATACGAGTAATACTCCCGCCATTCTGGAATGGTGCAACATTCCGAATTGATTGCCCGTAATACGTACTGTTCGCCGTCGCGTGTTAGCGGATTCTCAAGGTGAACACGGCACATACCGCAATGTTGAGGACAATCCGCTTCCCCTCCACCGTCCGTGTACGGTCCCTTGGGATAATCGTCAGAGTCGAACGTCCGTTCATCGTTGGGATTCGCTGGTACATTCGCGGGCGTGTCGCGCTCCACCCTTCGCTTGATTGCCTCGCCACAATCCACGCAATAAATGTCAGCTTGATAGATGTACGCGTTCATATTGTCCTCCCTCTCACTGTGCTGGCCACTTCCCCGCGTCCCCCAGGGGAGACGCGAGACTGGAGCCATGCTACTCGTTGAGCCAATCCGGTTGCCAACGCGACACCGTAGCGCCAACGCGCTTCATAGTCTCCCGCGCTTCCGGCGAATCGGTAATGGTCAAGGTGAACAACTTGCCGTACAAGCGCGTGCGCAGTGGCAGTCCATCCGCGAATGGCTGTAGCGCGTCCATCTGACGGTTAAACTTGCGATGGCTTCCACCAATGGTGACGTTGAGTTTCATTGGCCTAACCGTGCCGCGCGGATTGACTTGGCGCGTTCCCGCGCGATTCGTTGCAATTGGAGTTTGGTCATGTCAGTGTGTTCCCCAAGGCAATCCGAAATGGTCCGCGCACACTGGACCGTATCCAACCGCCGTTGACCTTGCGTCCTTCAATCCAAGCTGGCAGAAACAGCAATTACCCGTCAGCTTGCCATACTCGCTGGCAACATCCGCCGGGTTTTCGCTCAGGCGTTGCAACAAGTGAAACACTGGCACGTCAGCGGAGTCCGTCGCGTGGAACACTCCGTCAAGGTCAATGCGTCCGAAATAACGGTTAGCGCCGAATGGTCCGCCATCCGTCACCATAATCTGTCCAGTGTACTTGGACATCTTCCCAGCGCGTGACAGCACAACGGGTGTCTGCGTGACGGTTTGGAGTCTAATCTTGGGATACTGGAGCTTGTGCGCGATAGCTTGCTCAAATAGCGCGTAAACTCCCTGAACTGCGAGGCGTTGCATTGCTACGTAGGGCATGGCGAGTGTGGTCTCCCGTCCCACACTCAAACTCTAGCAAAGTCTCAAACACTTGTCAAGTAAAATCCGACACGCAAGGCAAAATAGTTTGAGGATATGGTATTCTGTAGCGTATGACGGTATGACGGTATTACCGTAATACGGTATTATGGGAGGGAGATGAGAATGGTGTCCATTTAATGTCCTGCCCAGCGCGCCTAGCACGTCTATGGCCATGTCTAGTCCGTTGTCCTTGTCTCCGCCTCTGTCGACGCCTACCACGTGGGACGGGACGCGACTCCCCACACGTTACCTCGACGCGTAACATTGTGACCTCGCCGGCCGCCTGGACGTGGCAGTCCCGATCGACGCCGGCCTTGTCATAGTCCCGGTCGCCCGAGTTGTCCGGGATAGGGAAGAGGGGAAACGGGTCCGTGTTTCCACACTACGAGGGCTATTTTTATCATTTTTATTTTCATGTACTTACCTACCATTACGAACACTGTGTAGATTTCCCTTGACAAGCATTCCGCTAGTAGGATAGGGTTGGGGCGTGGAGGGAAGCACACGACTATGACTACGACAACGACGATGAAGGAAGCCTACCCCTTGGCATGGCCGGATGGCTGGCCGCGGACACTCCTGCGCGATCTCAAGGACCGGAAGGCGTGGAAGGATACCCTGCTCCAGTCGGTAGGGAAGCTGCGCAAGGAATTGACGCGCTCGAAAGTCCTGAGCTACGTCATCTCCTGCAACATCCCCCCGAGCGGGGAGAAGTTCGCGGACGTGCCCTCGCCAGCCGACACTGGAGTCGCGGTGTGGTTCTCGCGGGAACGGCCGGACGACTATTCGTGGCAGGAGACGTTGCACATCTCGTCCCCGTCGCCGTCTGAGCGGGACATCGGGGACGCATTCAAGCGCCTCGCGGCCCAGTACCACCCCCAGTACCACCCGGACAACCCGCGCACGGGGGACATCAACATCTACATGCGCTACGACGAAGCCAGGAAGCGGGCTCTGGACTTCATCGCCCGCAAGACCGGCGCGAACTATCAGTGCGTCATCGCCATCGACACCTTCAACGAGGTTCGGCTGAACATGCGCGCAGTGCAGATGGCCTTGGTCTATCTCCGTGGCTTGGAGAACTGCGGCGCGCCGATGATCCTCGAACGCGCGATGGAAGGGTTCGTCGCGGCACTGACGGAAGGGAAGGGCGAGCGTGACTACGCGTCCGCATCTGCTCACTGATTCTCCCTCCTCCTCCTCGGCTCATGTGGCCGAGTCCGTGGACGAACTGGCGGAGTTGCGCGAAGAAGTAAGGGAGTTGCGCGCGGACTTGGGCCAGCTTCAACGCGAACACGAAGCCTTCATGCAGAAAGTGGGCTCTCTGTTTTCGGGATTCCGCGCGGTCCTCAGCGGAGACACGACGGAGCCTTCCCCATCAGCCAGTCCCTCGCCGACAGGGGACCGCCGCTGGGACACGTGGATTGCCAAGCTCGGGGGCAAGCAGGGAGAGTTCATCCGCGCCCTGTGATCGACCAATCCACAACCGAAACCCTCCCACCTCCCCCACCCGGCTCAACCATGGCCCAGGTCGAGGAGGACATCCAGCGGCTCGTCATCCTGCGCCGCCAGCGCCACGACATTGACACGGAAATCTCCATCCTCCTCGCGCGGCTCCAGTCGGACAAGTCCGACCGCCCGACGTGGGGACCGTGCACTCGCTGCGGACACACGTGGAAGGGATTGACGGTTGGGAGGCCGCCCACCGCCTGTCCGCGCTGCGGGTCGGCGGGATGGAATCGGCTGCCGATGCACTCGAACGCGAGACGGCCGGAGGATCCGCCGAATCCGAACTGGGCCACCTCAGCCGAGAGAAGGCGGAAGCGGCTGGGGATACCCAAGCGTCCGGTCGGGAGGCCACGACTACATGCGCGTCCGCCGCAGACCGAGGCAGCCTCGACGCTTATCGCTCCGCCCCCGCGGCTGGAGGACGTAGTGACGATGGCGCCGCCACCGAGGCTGGAAGTCCCCACGACGACGAGGATGGTCCCCTCTGAGAGCGTGCGGTTTGCGTCGGCACCGAGGGAGGAGCCACAGCCGGAACGAACAGTGTCGGCCCCGCCCTCGCCCCCGCCGATAGCCGAGCCCGACGATGGAGTGCCCGTGAAGATAAACGACGACGGCAGCATCACCGAACTTCCTGTGATGGCCGACGACCAGCTCGCACAGGTCGAGGCCGTCGTCGAGGAAGCCAACCGCATCCCCGTCGGCGTCTCGTTCCGCGGCGACCATCCGCCCATCGAGCCCGACACCGCCGACCCTAGCGTGGACTACGTGCGCGTGGGCAACGAATGGGTTCGCTCGGACCAGGTGAAAGTGGAATCGACTTCGACGGTGGACGAGCAGTCCGCGTATGAGGAGGCCGAACGTGGCAACGACAATTAGAGTGACGATAGCGACTCTAGTCCTGATGGGCCTATCGACCACGACCTTGGCGAATCCGCTCGACTGGTTCCTCCGTCATCCCGTCGCGACCAAGCTGCTCTACGCGGGCGTGTCCGCCGGCGTCGGCGCCGCTGGCCTGCACCACTGCCGCACAGGCGGAGTCGAACGTTGTGACGGCAAGTATGGCGAGTCGTGGGCCATCTTCGGCGTCTACACCGGCGCGAACTTCCTGATGATTCCCATCTCGGAGAAGATTGGCGGCAAGTCAGGCGCAGCCATCAGCTACGGTGGAAGCTGCCTCCAGCTAGGCCACGGCATCGTGGAATGGCGCAAGGACAAGACGACCCACGTCGACATGTCGCACGTCGCGGTCGTCCATCGCTGAGTCGAAGGAGAAATAACTTCCATGGCCACCACCCGAAGCGACATCCAGTCCCTCGTCAGCCAGCCCGCTCCGCCCATGCTCCCGCCGAAGCGCGAGAACTACATCGAGCGTCGCTGGCGCGAGTGGCTCCCATACTGCACTGTCGAGGCGCGACGACACTCGGACCCCGCGAACCATCTGTACCTGTTCCGCACTCGTCACCGCTCCAGACTAATCAACATCCTTCTCGCAGGCATCCAGTGGGACGTTCTCCGCGAGCATGGCCTCGACGATCCGACTATCGATGACGCGAGGTTCAACTTTCTCCTGCGTGCCGCGATCGAGCGCAGGCGATGTAGAATGAAGACGCCCACAACGAAATCGAAGAAGTATCCCGCCCAAGGAGGGCGGTCCTAATGGATACATTATTCCAAGTGCACATGTTGAACGAGCAGGGAAAGAACAGCGCGAAGGCTATCGCAAATGCCTTCGATGGCCTACTCACCTTTCTGGAAGGAGAGTGTGGAGCAGGACGTGAGTTGTCCATCGTCAAGACGAAACTAGAAGAGGCTTGCTTCTTCGCAAAGAAAGCGATGGCCAACAAGTCAGAGAATCAGGAGGCGTGATGCCCGGACACGAACAAATCCTGAACCTCCCGCTCAACGGGGACGAACTCAAGAAGATCATCCTCGCCGACTGCCAGCGGCTTCTCGACAACGAGTGCATGTTGCAACCGAACGTAGCCTTCCCGCGCGTGGCCTACTCCATCTCCCTCAAGCTGCACATGGACAATCCCTTCTACCCGGAGTCGTCCGTATCCCTGTCGTCGAAGCCGGCGACGCCGACCGAAATCGCGTCCCAACCCTCGCGTCTGTCCATCGAAGCCCCGCCCCTGCTAAACGCGGAGCGTGGAGGCGAAGTCGGTGCCACGACCCTGACGCGCAAGGTCGATTCCGGCAACGCCGAGCGCCTGCGCAACGACATGCCCATCCCGTGCCTCGTCCCTCAGAACGACGGCACTCGCGCGCAGGAGTCCATCACCTACCCGCCCGGCTCGTACCCTGAACTGGGCGAGGGGGACGTGTCCATCGTCGACACGACCGCGCAGGCCAAGGTGGACTGGAATCTTCTGAGCGAGGTACAGGACATCGTCATCGAAGGAGCAGAAGAGGAGGCGAGTCATGCCCAAGTACCGAGCCAACCCAGTTGAAGTCGAGGCATTGAAAATAGCCGAGGTGGGAGTGTACGATTCGCGTCACGGCTACATTCCTCTGACCTTGGAGGACGGATGTGAAGTTAGAGCCAGTGACGGTATGATTGCGCGTATGCGTCCCGTTCCCGGAGACTACTGGGTCATCCAATCCGACGGCTACATCTACCTCAACCCGAAGGAAGTGTTCGAGCGCAAATACTCTCCCATCCCATGAACGTCATCTTCCAACTCCGCGTCGTCGTCTACCTGCGCCGCCTCGTCGTCGCAGCCGAATCCATCGCGGATTCCCAGCGCACCCTCGCGTCCTTGGCTCAGTCCGACCACGACAAGAAGCATCGTTCTCGCGCTAAGTCCACGACGGACTTCTCCTCCCTCGACGTGCGCGAGGCCAATCGCGCCTACCACCGCGACCTCATCGAACAGGGACTTGCCACCGCCGAGGACTTCCCCGAGGATCAAGATTAAATGCCCACATGGCCCATCGCCGAAGCCTACGAGAAACTCGGCGTCCGCGTCGAAGACGTGCGCAAGCAGCCACAGATTACGCCGCAGCTCAAGGCCATTGCCGCCGTGATTCGTCGTGCAGGACAGCAGAGGGTAACGCACAAACTCGTCAGCCAGCATGGCGATGCGGTTGACATCAAGCGTGTGACCGAGCACGTCCCTCCCTACGGCCCCGGCTCAGACATCGCTCGCTCGTGGCCCTGGTATCTCGACTCTTCCGCCGATCCTGAAGCGCGCAAGGTGCTCGACGTGTACTACGCGATGCCTCGGACGCTCGCTCGCATTCTACCTGTCGAAGCATTCTGTCTGTCCGTCGCTGTGTCGCCTCTGCGCATTCTCGAAATCCTGACCGCCACCGCCGTCCGCCTCGGCGCGCAAGCCTCGATGCTCGTCGCAGCCGTGAGCCATCCGCGCGTCACGCAGAAGACCGTCGAGATGGCCCTGACCGACGAAGGCACCGAGGACCGCGCCACCTTGCACAAGGCCACCGGATTCCTGCCCACTCCCCGAGGAGCGCAGACCAACATCACCATCGCTCAGAACGCCTCGGCGCAGGCGAACGCGCAGGCCGCGTCCGTCACGGCGCCGCCACCGGAAGCGACTATCCGGCGAATGGTCAACCGCTTCAACGACGCTCGCGGCACGCCTGCACTGCCCGCGAGCGTCGAAGGAACAGTCCTGCCGGAAGTGATGCCGCACGAAGACCTTGAAGTGGTGGAAGTAGTGGAAGACCGAGACGACAACGAAAGGGAAGAGGAAGCCGAGTTGACTCCCTAGGTGTACGCAGCTTCCATCGTCGAAGAACGCCTCCAGCTCGCCCGCGACGAGTTTGGCTTCACTGTCGATTACAAATCCGTCGAGGAAGTCGACGCCTTCGAGTCCCGTCTCCATCGCGAAGGGAAATACCTCCTCGACGACACCGGTCGCCCCGCCTCGACCCAGAACCTCTCTCCTTCCAACCAACAATGGATGCTCAACGAACAAGTTCTGTGCATGTGCGACGCGGCCTACGCGCTGACCCGCTACTGTAATCCTCCCGAAGCTCCTATTTGGATGGGAGACTTCACATTCAAGCCAATCGGAGAGGTGCAAGTCGGAGATATTGTCATGGGGTGGGAACGCGTTCTTCGCTCTAGTCAAGGAGCATGGAGGGGTACACTTAGGGAAAGTTGGAAACGGTCTAAGGTTTTAGCTATTTCTAGGCGCATTGCTCCGATTGTAAGAGTTACTTTAGCTTCGGGTCGAGTGATTCGCTGCACCCCTGACCATCTCTGGTCTTCTGGGAATTACGATAGATCAAAGAGGCCATGGATTCGTGCGCGTGTGGGGTGGAATCTTCGTCGCTTAGTGAATGTTTATTCCAACGAGCCATCTCATCCACAGCGAGCAGCATGGTTGGGGGGACTCTACGATGGAGAAGGTAGTCGCCATTATATAGCACAAGATAAGATACATAACCCTAAAGTTCATGCTCATATTGCGGAAACTCTACGTGTTTTGGGCTTCCATGCGGGAGTGATGAAGAATGGAAAAGTTATATCCATAAACGGTGGAGCCGCAGAAATGGCAAGATTTCTGGCTTGGTGTCGGCCCATACGCTTTGAGAGTTTGGAGCGTTATATCTTCAGTCAGCATTCTACCTTGAAGGGAGATAAGGATTCGATTGTCTCAGTGGAACCAGATGGCGAGGGTGAAGTAGTTTCCATGCAAACCGAGACGGGGAATTATGTGGCGTGGGGTTACGCGAGCAAGAACTGCTTTATCAAAAACGAAGAGAACATCATCCAACGATTCCGCTTCCGCATCCCGCAGCGTCTCCTGTTCGACATCATCTGCGACCTTGAAGAGATGCGGGCCTCTATCGAGATAATGATTCTCAAGGCGCGGCAGCTCGGCATGTCCACGCTCGTCGAACTCCTCATCGCTCTCCGCATCATCTTCGCCCACGGCGTCAACGCGGTCATCGGTTCCGCGGACCAGACCAAGACCTCCCTCATGGCCAACATGCTGTTCCTGGCCTACGACATGATGCCCATCTGGCTCCGTCCGTCGTGGACCCGGCGCGTCGAGTCCGATCGCGGGATGCTAGTCTTCGGCCACACCGCATCAGGGGTCAGCTTCCAACACGGCGCGCAAACTTCTGGCATCGCGCGCGGCACGACTCCGACCATCTATCATCTCTCTGAATGTGCATCCTTCACCGACCCCGTGAATCAGATCGAAGCCTCTCTCTTCAAAGCGGTCCACGCATCCCCGTCCGTCTTCGGCATCCTCGAATCGACGGGCGAGGGAGACAAAGGCTGGTGGCCAGACACCTACCGCCACGCCAAGGCCAACTGGGTCCATCGTCGCTCGCGTCTCTGCCCACTCTTCCTTCCTTGGTTCTGTGGCACCGACATCTACCCGACCTCCACATGGTTGCGGATGCGGCCCATCCCTTCCGACTGGCGCCCGAACCGCAACACCCGGACACATGTGGCCAAGGCGGAACTCTACGTACATTCCGATAAGTTATTGTCGAGGCACCTCGGCGTGGACTACAAGATGCCCCGTGCGCAGCAGTGGTTCTGGGAGGTCGAGCACGAACAAGCCAAGGCCAAGAACATCGAAGGTGTATTCCTACAAGAGATGGCTGGCGACGACGAAGAGGCTCTCCAGCGTTCTTCAGAGTCAGTATTCGGACATGACACCATCGACCAGATTAGGGTGCGAAGGAAGAAGACTTTCGAGTGCTATACAATCACTGGACAATCTATCGAGGAATCTCACGAGGTGGCTGCCGAGTTCTACGACTACTCTCGCGAGCGCATCCCCGTCCGCTTCACTTCCAATAAGCAGGAGACCTTCCGCTGGGAGTTCATCCCGCTCCGCGACGAATCGCTCCGCGAGGACCAGGCCGAGGACGTGGATGGTATCCTGCTCATCTTCCATCATCCCGAGCCCGGCGTCAGCTACTCTATCGGTGTCGACACTTCCGAGGGCAAGGGACAAGACTCCACAGTCATCTCGGTATGGACCTGTGGCAAGAAGGGCGACCCCGACATCCAAGTCGCCGAGTTCTCCTCGTCCCGCGTGAACCACGTCGAAGCCTTCGCCTTCGTCCTCGCGATCTCCGCCTACTACAAAACGCACATGGCCATCGGCCAGACCCGCTGGAAGGAGCCCTATCTCAGCATCGAGCAGGTCGCGGCCGTCGGCGACACCTGCCAGCTCCAGCTCGCGCGCATGGGCTACACCAACTTTCACAAGATGGCCCGCTACGACTCTTCCGTTAAGCGCATCATCCGCCAGAAAAAAACCGGCGGCAAGCGAGGCTGGTTCACCTTCTCCTACACCCGCGCGATGCTGACCGGCAACTTCGTGCATGCGGCGCAGAACGGCTGGGCGGAGATAAATAGTCCCTGGCTCATCAACGAGATGAAGGAGTTCGAGGTGCACGTCACCTCCTCGGGCAAGGAGAAGCTGGAGCACGCCGACGACTCCCACGACGACCGTATCTTCGCCTCCGCCATGGCCATCTTCTGCCCACACGACATGGATCAACTCGCGGATCGCTCGAAGAAACGCTTCGTCGAATCCTCCGCGCTCCCGCCCTTGAACCTCGGCCCGTCCCCGTCCGGCCTCCTCGTCAACCCGGACCATCCGATGCACCGCACCACGTCGTCAATTGAAGATTTACTTTACAACGAGGGGATGCTAGAAAGGTTGTCGCGATGAGAAAGCCCGGCTGCATCGAACCCGTCATCTACTTCCGCCACCCGGACGACCATTTAACTCTCGCCCCGTACTCGGACTTCCCTACCCCCGAGGGCGCTATCCGCGAGTACGCCGACACTCTCGCCGCCGTGGACCGACTCCAGGCTACTCTCGTCGCGCAAGAGAAGCGCGAGTGGGAACGCGAAGTCCAACGCGATGCAGCGACGTTCGGGGCGCGAATGGACGAGGTGCGCGACCGACTCTACGCGCGCATGACCTCTTCGGCGACCTCCGAGTTCGAGCGCGAGTTCATCCGGCTCTACCTCCAGCTTCGCAACGACAAGCGAGCCGTCTACCAGCAACGCTGGCTGGAGCGCACCGCCTACCTCTGGGCGCGGGAGAACGACTCCGGCTCCCGGCCTGTCGATTCAGAAGAGTTTCATCCTGACCGCATCAATGTGAAAACCTAAACCATGTGGACCGAAATCCCACAAGTCAACCACGATGACGCGGAGAAGGTGAAACCGGGATGGCTGGCCGTATCCGACATCGACGGCAAACCTCTCCGTCCCATTATCCGTTGTAACTGTGGAGCCTACATTGGACTTGCGAACCACTTCGTTCATGCGGACGGAACTGTTACCGCTTCGTTCTTCGACTCCAATCAACCCTTCCAGTGGAAGGGACAGACCGTGCACAACCCACACGGATGTAACTGGCACGTTCATCTCAAGCTGATAGGCTACACTGGCGGAGACTTTCCGCCCGAGACGTAGGAGACTAGATGGCCGACGACCAGACAACTCCATCGTATCGTGAATGGCAGGTCCCAGCAGAGGCCACCGAAGAGTCCAAGCGCCTTGGCTGGCTCAACGAAGCCGTCGAGGAAGGCCAAGCGTGGGTCAAGTCGCAACGAGGAGCGAGGGACTTTCATAAAGCGTTGGATACGATCTCCGGCGCCGACACCGCCACTTCCCCTGGTGCGGACTACCGTTCCAAACTCTCGCCCAATCGTCTGAAACGCAACATGCGCGAAGTCATCGGCGCTCTCGCCAAGCTGCGCCCGATGTGGGGCTATCACTCCGACAACTCTGCGTTCAAAGACCAAGCACAGATGATGAACAACGTCACTCGCGCGTGGTACCTCGAATCCTTCGCGGATCGCGCGGTGAAATCCGCTCTCCAGTGGGCCGCTGCGACCTGCCGCGGCTGGATTCGTCCGGTCTATCGCCGGGACATGTACGGTACCGGACGCGGGGACATCAAGCTCCTCACCTACGGCTCTCCATCCGTGCTCCCTGTGCAACTCCCGTCCTCGAACGATTGGCAGTCGGCCTACACCGTCACGTTCCTCGACGAGATGCCTGTGGCGATGGCACATGGAATGTTCCCGACTTTCCAAGCCCGCCTACGTCCAACCTCCTCGCGCTACTGGTACTCGTCCGAACTCACCCGCAAAGCCGCGCAAGGAAACTGGCTGTCCCGCGCCTTCGGCAAGACGCGCACCACCAAGGACACTCCTCTATCCGATCTCCTCGTGCCCATTCGCTACTCTTACATCATCGACCTGACCATCAACAAAACAGGGCGGAAAATCCCCATGGGCGAACCCGGCTCGTCTTGGGCCTACGACGTTCCTTCCGTCGGGATGGACATCCCGGTCGGCATCGACACCAAGTCCGGTCAAATGGCCTACCGCAAGGCCGACGAGAACGACGCCAGACTGTACCCGTACCGCCGGCTCATCATCTCCTCCGACAACTGCATCACCTACGACGGCCCCGGCTTCGACTGGCACGGCATGATGCCAGGAGTGTCGTTCTCGGTCGACGAGTGGCCGTGGGAGCCTCTGGGCTTCTCGCTCGTCCACGACGGCTATGAACTGAACGAGGCCATCAAAACCATCGTCCGCGGCAACATGGACAAGGTTCGCGCGCAACTCGACCCGTCTCTCGCCTACGACACCAACGCCGTCTCGCTCTCAGAAGCCCGCCGCTACGACCCGTACCTGCCGAAAGGCCGCGTGGGCTTCGACGGCTCGGCGACCGAGGGCAATCCCTTCCAACTCGGCGTGGACCCGAAGGTACTCGAAATCGACAAGTCGTCCATGGCCTTCGTCGATGCGCTCCAGAACATGCTCGACCATCAACTCGGCGTCTCAGAAGCGGCCGCACTCGCCAAACTCCGCTCCTCCGGCGCGATGGACGACATCGAAACTATCATGGAGAAAGTCGGCCCCATCATCGAGGACATCTCCCGTTCGATGGAACCGCCCATGCGCGACCTCGGCAACATGGTGAAATATCTCATCCTCCAATACTACTCCACGCCCCGCGTAATGCAGTACGTCGGCCCGGACGGCATCGTGCCGCAAGTCTTCGACTACGACCCGTCCTCGCTCATTCCATCGCACTTGCCCGGTGAGTCCCCCGACTCCGGCCCGTCCTCGCATACTTCGGCCCAGCGCGCCCGTATCTTCGCCGACAACCTGCGCTTCTTCATCATGCCCAACTCGCTGCACGAAATCACTCAGACCGTGCATAAGCTCGGACTCATCCAGCTCAAGAAGGCCGGAGTGATGATGGACTCTCAGACCGTGGCCGAGCCGTGGAACATTCCCGACTATGGGAAGATCCCCGGCAACACGGTCATCGAGCGATTCAAAGCGGAGAAGGAACAAGAACTAGAGTTCATGGCCCGCATGAAGGAACTCGGCGAGGGCCTCGGCCTCGGCGCGCCTCCGGGAGCACCCAAGCCGGGAGGGGGCGCACCCGAAGGTCGTCCTCCATCGGGCAACGCGCCACCGTCCATCAAGTCCAAAGAGGGCGGAGCGCGCAGTACGGTGAGTGAGAGTAAGTGAGCGCAACGTCGGACATCTTGGTCTCCCGCGAAGGCACAACTGTCGTGCGCGAGCGTACCTTCCTGCCGTCCGACTTTGCGCGCGTGATGCAGCTAATCCTCGAAGAACGCCTCTCGGGACAGGTCATCCTCGACTGCAATCTAGGGGGCGTCAGGAACGTCAGAATCATCGAACAGCAAAAACTTGAAGTTTCCCCTTGACAAGCTGTTTGAGCGTGTAGCCTACTATCAACCGTAACGGCATCCTGAAGTCTCCGTCCTGTGTGGATGGACAACCCAAGGCCCGTGACTCAGCAGAGTGACTTCCCTCACTCTCTCAAGTCGCGGGCTTTTTTTTTATTCTGAGAAAGGAGACCTACTGAAATGTTGACCAACGATCGCTTCAACGCTTCCAAGCGTCGGCACAAGGGCGGCAAGAAACGCTAAGCCCTCCCTCGCCCGGAAACGAGCATCCTCGTCCGAGGATGGTCCCCGAGCAGGGTAAACCGAGGCGGGGGTGGCGGCATGAGAAGGCAGTCCACCCCTACCAATTCCCGAGTCCCAAGTAGAAGTAGAAGCAAAGGAGAACCACGATGGCGTACGGCAAGAAGGGCAAGCGCGGTGGATTCGTCGGCAACCTCGCGAAGCTGGGCGGCTCGCATCGCAAGCTCCGTCTCGCCGGCGACATGCGCCCCGAGAATCTCACCAACTCGACCTTCAAGAAAGCGTCGAAGCAAGCGCATAAGAAAGTTTGACCTCTGAGAGATGAATGGCCTCACCTTCCAACGCGCTCACACCTCCGCCTCAGATGGGCGACTCTGCCCCACCGCCGCAGACTCCCTCATCCCCTACGGCGGCCTCTCCCTCGCCCGCGCAGCCATCTCCCGCGATGCAGCAAGGGACACAGGACGTAATCGAGATCGTGAACAAGCTACGAGGGATAGCCAAGGCGCATCCGAAGGTCGCGCCGCAGGTGGGACAGATAAACGATTTGATGCGGGAAGTTCTCGCCGGAATGATGGAGTCACAGACACCCGGCGAACCGCAAGCGCCGCCAACGGGCGGGTGAAGGAGTAGACGATGACTTACGCAGAGTGGCTGAAGTCTCAGGGCGCATCGGACGAGGACATCAAAATCCTCGACACTTCCGTCGGACGCAAGGCGTTCGAGAGGATGCAGACGGTCGAGACCGACTTCAACAAGTTCAAGGAAACCGCGGCTACGTTCCAAGACCAGGTGAACAACTATTACGAGACCGAGAAGGAACGCCGCGCCCGTCTTGACAACGAAATCATCGCCGCCAAGGCGAACGAGGCTCGTGCGGTCGCGGCCTTGCGTACCGCCCACGAACGCGGGATGGTGGACGTGGCCAAGGACCTCGGCTACAACTTCGACAATCCTCCGAACAATCCCCCACAGAACACCCCTCCTCCGACTCCCTCTCTGGACGCCTCGAAGTATTACACGCGCGAGGAAATCAACGCCATCGCACGATCGGAAGGTCAGGCCATCGCAGTCACCGCTTCTATCCTGAACGAGCACGCGCGACTCTTCCCCGACCGTCCGCTCGACTTCGAGTCCCTCTATTCCCGCGCAGTCGAGCGCAAGATCCCCGTGAAGCAGCTCTGGATGGACGAGTTCAAGGTCCAGGAAGCCCGCGACTCCGCTGCCAAGCGCATCCAGGACGAGCGCGACAACAAAATCCGCAAGGAAGAGGCCGACCGTGTGCGCGCCGAGATGGCCTCGCAGTATGGCAATCCCGAGACCCGTCCGCTTCAGCCCTCGTCCTCCCCATTCACCTTCCGCAAGGAAACCGGCCGCGACAAGCAGCCGTGGGAAGTGGGGCTCGACGGCGAGTCCGGCTCGAACGACCGGGTGCAGCGCGCGATCCAGCGGCACTACTCCCGCGAGTCGGGTGGGCGAGCGAACTAACGATTTCGTTTTCGAGGTAGGACAGGAGAACAGCGATGGCAGATCCAGTATTTGACCAACTCAGCTCAACCACGTTGGCTGACCTCCGCGACGACGTGCTCTACGATTGTTTCTTCGTCGACTCCGCATGGCTGCGCAAGCTCCGCGTCAGCGGTGCCCTCGACGACTTCCTCGGCGGGACGCTCATGCAGACTCCGTTCCAGTACGACCGCGTGAACGGTGGCGCCTACGCTCCGGGCTCGGACGTGCAGGTGCAACAGAAGCAAATCATCGCTTCGACTGCCTTCGTGCCCAAGGCGTACAAGGAAGACGTGCCTCTGAACCTGTTCCGCACCAACGTCATCCAGGCGGCGGGTCCGGCCGTCAAAATCAAAGAGGTTGACGCCTACATGACCAACGCGGTCCAGGCGCTCAACACCGACCTCGCCATCGACTTCTACCGTCATGGCCAGAACATCTCTGGATCCAACCGTATCCTCTTTCTCAACGGCATCAGCGAGGCCCTGAACGACGGCATCAACAACTCTTGGGACGGCAACGTCTTCACTACCTACGGCGGGCAGCTCCGCAACGGCGTGGTCGGCAACGTGCTCAACTCCGTGCCCATCTGGGCGGGCGACCAAGCCGGGAACACCGGGCAAATCACCTACAAAATCTTGGTCGAAGCCTATCTCAACTGCGTGCAGCGCCCGGACATCGGCCTGTGCAACAAGGCTCTCTACGCCTACCTGCTCGAACGGCAGGAACCCAAACAACGCTTCGAGACTCAGACCGACGTATCCATCGGCATGTCCGGCCTGAAACTACTCGACGCCATGATCTTCGAGGACAAGCTGGCGCCCTCGACCAAGTACGGGACCATCCTCCCGTCTGGTCTATCGCAAACCACGACGCTCCTCCCCTCGACCTTCACCTCCGCGACTCTAACGGCCGCGCAGCGCAAAATCTCGAACCTTCCCTCCGCTGTGACCATCAACCCCGGCGAGCCGTTCTTCTGGCTGCGCGCGAAGGGCTGGAAGCTCCGACCGTCCGTGGACCCCGAGTACAACTTCAACTTCACCCCGCCGATCCGCTCGGCCAACAACCCGGACCTCGTGGTCATGTTCCTCAAGGCCGCGCTGAACGCTTACACCACGTCGCCCCGCGACAACTCGCAAATCTACGGCTCGGGCTTCTAAGGAGAATCGACCATGGCATCAGGAATGCTAACGAAACAAGCCGAGTTCCAGACCGCGAAGTTCCTCAACACGGTCAACGACGCCGCTGCGGGCGGGGTCATCGTCTCGGTCCCGGCTGGCGCGCCGTCCCCGCAGGTCAGCCAGACCATCGCGGGCGATCGTATCTGCCTCGACGACGCTACTGCGCTCGCGCTGTCGGACACGGTGAACACCGGCACCCTCTTCGGCGGCATCTACATGTACGTCGGCACTCTGTCCTCGGCCGCCGCCGCGCCCGCTCGCGGCACCGCTGCGTTCTTCCGTGCCGCCGACCTTCCACCCGCGGCGTCGAACCTGTACCAAGTAACCTCCGACGCGCAGCCCACCACCGCCATCCCGACTCTCTTCGCCGGCGTATTCATCAACGCCATCACCAAGGGCAACTTCGGCTGGATTCAAATTGGCGGCGTGGCCTCCTGCCTGTTCGACTCGGCCATCACTGCGGCTGCTGTCGGCAACCCTGTCAGCGTCAAAATCTCCGCCGCTGTCGCCTCGACCTTCGACGTAGGCGTGAACGTGGTCACTGCGACCATCCCGTTCTCCTACGCGGGAGCCTTCGCTGGCACTGCCATCGTCATCCCGGTCCTCTCAACGATTACCGCTGTGCTGCTCCAGCGCAACCCCTTCAGCCGAATCTAAGGAGCGTTCTCAATGGCGAATCGAACACTCGACGGCTATCCGGCTCCGTACTGCGACAAGATTGAAACCGTCGTCGATCACGACGGGCCGGCTTCGTACAACAACACTGGAACCTTCGCGACCTCCGGCGAAACCATCAACGCTTCCGACTTCGGCCTCGGTGGCTTCGAGCTGGTCCAGGTGGATGCGCTTTCTTCCGACGGCCTGAACTACGCCTACGTCATCCTCACCGGGCAATCCATCACCGGAGCCAACAAGGGCAACGTCGGCGTGCAGGCAGTCATCCACTGGTATGTGCTATTGACCAACGTCGAAGTGGCCAACGCCATCAATCTTTCGGGCAAATCCATCCGTCTTCAAATTCGAGGGGTCTAACATGAGAAAAGGACATGGAGCAGTAGGCGCGTACATGGGGCACGAGAAGGAACCGCCCCAGCCCCACGGCCCAAGACAGTCGGGCCGCCCGCTCGTCCACTCGCATTCCGCCCGCCCGAAGCGTGCTCTCAAGACTTCCAGCTCGGGCAAGCGCGGGCGCAAGCACGTTTCGTAGGAGGCATTGCGCGTGTGGCTTACGGAAAATCCACTCCTGTCGCGAAGGCTCCCGGCGCCGCCGCAGCGCCAGTCTATCCTCGCACGATAACCTTCGCTGGCCCCAAGTCTAAACGTTCGCTCAAGAAGCAAGGTAAAAAGTCAGGGAGGCTCTAGTGGCCCTCCAGGACATGATGGCGGAACTTCGCGGTTCCGTCCCCAAGCTGCCATTCGCCTTCACCAAGACACTCATCAACCGCTCTTGGAGGGACATCCGCGAGTCGAATCTGTGGTCGTTCAACCTCTTCGAGTCGTCGTGGATTACCCCTCCTGTGTGTACCCTCGGGACCGTGACCGCGACGCAGGGACTCGCGACCATCACTTTCGACGCGACCGCGATTGCGGCCCTCCTCGCTTCCGTCATCGCCAACATCTACTCACCGCTCACGCTCCGCCAGTTCCGCATCGGCTCGGGCGGCATCTACAATATCCAAACTCTAGACCCCGGTTTCGCGGCGAACGGCATCGTCACTCTCGACCGCATCTTCGGCGACCCCACCGCTGCCGGAGCGGCCTACCAAGTCTACCAACTCTACTACGCTCCTCCGTTTAAGGACCACCGCACTTGGCTGTCCGTGCGCAATCCTCTCCTGTTCCTGAACCTCGACCTCACCAAGACACGCTCGGAACTCGACCGCGAGGACCCTCAGCGGCTTATATATCAGTTCCCGACTCGTGTCGTCGCTGCGTACCGCGACACGCGCGTCGGTTCGGCCACTCTCGGCTACCCTCTCTACGAACTGTGGGGCCAGCCTGTCTCGCCATTCACCTATCAGTGCTATGGCCTTCGCATGGGAGCGGACCTCATCAATCCATCCGATGCTCTCCCTCAACCGCTCGACGAAGACCTTCTCCTCGCCAAAGCAAAGTTCTACGCTTACGAGTGGGCCGAGGCCAACCGCGACATCTCTCCGCGCTCGACTGGCCCGGACTGGAAGTTCCTGATGGGCGAAACCTCCACGCGCTATGGCAAACTCCTCTCGCTCTATCGCAAACAGGACCGCGAGTTCGTGGACAACTGGTTTGCTGTGCGCGACAACGTATTCGGCGGCCTCGGCTATCCGTTCTACAACACCATCGCTGGCGTGGCCAGCACTATAGGGACGCAATGAGAAAACTACTCCGACTGCTTCTACCTCTCACTTTATTCCTGCTGTCGCCCGTTCTCGCGAAGGCGAACCAGAACATCCAAGGCTGGTGTGAGTCCGGCGCGCAGCCCGTCGTGACCTCGGGCCTGACCTCGACCACGCAGGTCCAGCAATCCTTCCCAGCTTGCACCGTGACCATTTTCATCCATGGCGGGGGACTGGCGACCATCTTCTCGGACAATTCTGGCACGCCCCTGTCCAACCCCTTCACTGCTACCTCGAACGGCCGCTGGCTGTTCTACGCCGCGAACGGACGTTACGACGTGCAGCTCTCTGGCGCGGGCTTCCCCTCCCCCGTCACCTACTCCGACATCTCCATCGCTGACCCCGCGAACCAGCAAGCCGCCTTGCCCAACACCAACCTGTCCTTCTCGTCCACCCCTGCGTTCAACGCCACCAACAACGTGTCGTACACGATGACCCTCACCGGGAACGTGACCTCCTCGACTATCACAGGCACGCCAGCGAACGGCAACATCCTCTCGCTCACGCTCATCGAAGACGCGATCGGCTCTCGACCCTTCGCCTTCCCCTCGAACTTCATCCTCCCTCTAGGCTTCTCGTTCAATCAGCTTGCGCTTGCGACCAACGCGCTCACATGGAAGTTCGACGGGACCAACTGGAATCTCATCTCGAACTCGGGCTCGGGTGGGGGAGGCAACCCTGCGCCACCGGCCAACTCTCTCCAGAAGAACAACGGCTCCGGTGCTCTCGCCGCATCTATCGCCGTCGACAACGGCACGGCTATCACCATCCCCTCAAGTGGCTTAAAGCTGTCCAACAGCGGGTTCGCGTCCACCTTGTCCACGGCGACTCTGACGGCGAACCGTACCTTCACGCTGCCTAACCTGAACCTGACCGCTACTGGATTTGTTCCAGCCGTGGCGGGATGCGGATTCGGCAGCACAGCTACCTGCGATACTCTGTTCCAGTCTACGACGAGCAACAATTCTGCTCTCTCCTTCTCATCCACTGACAGCGGAGTGAGTTTCACGAACAGCGTGGCCTTGGCCAGCTTAGGCGCAGCATCGGGTGGTTCCATCCTGAGCGTGACCGCGGTCAGCACCAATCCAGGCTTGGGAAACCAAGGCATCCAGTCTCTCGTTGACGTGCTAGGCTCCGGTAATCCCATCGCGACTGGCGTACTGGCAGTGGCCAGCGACGACCCTCTAGACACCAACGCCGGACAAGAGCTAATTGCGATGCAGGCACAAGTTAGCCTCACCAAGCCTTCTTCCAGCGCGTTGTTGGGCGTGGGCCTCCAAGTCACTTCTCCGTTTAATCGAGTTGGCGGAGTCTCGTCCACCGAAACGGCTACCAACCTTTATGGTCTTCAGGTGCAGGACCAGAGGAACCTTGGCACGACGCGAACCTCTGCCCTCCAAATCGACGCGCAGACTGCCAGTGCTCATGCCTTCGCGATTACCACAGACGGCACTACGCCCAGCTTGTTCGGTGGGCAAGTCACATCCAGCACGGGATTCACGTCTCCCGCGTTCAACCTCACTGGTGGAGGGAACACTGCGACTCTGAGTGGTAGCTTCAGCGCAACGCGTACAGCCACGTTGCCGAACAACACAGGCACACTGGCCGAACTGAATCTCGCCCAGACGTGGACCGATCACCAGTCTATCGCCAACGGGAAGGCGATCCGCTGGTTCAGCACCAACGGCACGAACTACGCAGGCTTCACTGGCGGAGCGTCCACCGTCAATCTCGTGTGGCTGTTCCCCACGACGGACTCCTCCGGCACGCAATGTCTGTCCTCAAACGGCTCGCTGCAACTCTCATGGTCGGCCTGCTCCGCTGGCACGGGCACGCCTGGCGGCGCGAACACCCAAGTCCAGTTCAATAACTCTGGGTCGTTTGGCGGCTCGGCGAACCTTACGTGGGTTTCGCCTACTCTGACTATCGGCGTCGCGGCATCGACTACTGGTCAATTAGCTATGGCTGGTGCTACTTCGGGCACAGTGACTATCACTCCACAGGCGATTGCGGGGACGCCGACTCTCACCCTCCCGAACACTTCGGGCACGTTCGCCGATGGCGCGTCGGCGCCGCTTGTGCTCTCGGCCACGACAGGGAACCTCACTTGTCCGACCTGTACGACCAACGCCGCCGCTCTGACCAACAATCAAATCGTCCTCGGCGCGGGCGGACAGGCGACGCAAATCGGTCCCGCTGGCACGACGACGACCGTGCTCCATGGCAACGCCGCCGGAGCGCCGACCTATGCTGCTGTCAATCTTGGAACGGACACGACGGGTACGACCGCTATCGCCAATGGCGGCACGGGCCAAGTCACCGCCTCCGCTGCGTTCAACGCACTCTCGCCCGTCACTTCCACCGGCGACCTAATCCTCGGAACGGGTGTAAACACGGCCGGACGCCTCGGCATCGGCACGAACGGCCTCTGTCTCGTATCGAACGGTTCCACGGCGACGTGGAACTCCTGCGCAGCCGGCGCGGTCGGCGGCACTGGCTCTGCCGGACAAGGAACCTTCTGGAACACTTCCTCTGCCGTCACCGGCTCGGCGAACTGGACCTATTCGGCCACGTCCGGCCACACTATCCTTCAGCCATCGAACGGAGTTGACACTCTCACCCAGCAGCGATTTACCAACTCCGGCCCGACTGGGAACTTTGAAAACTACAAGGATACCTCCGGCACCACAGTCTATAAGGTAGACGTGAGTGGCAACGTAACCGGGACTTCCTTCACTGGCATCGGTTCTGGCGCATCCTACATCGACCTGCCGCAGACTTCCGCTCCTCCACTGGGGACGAACTCGGCGCGAATCTACTCTCCTACATCCATCCCGTCGTCCTATGCCATAGTCCTCCCTGGTTCCGCGGCGACAGGCTTCCTGCGGGCCAGCAACGTCTCCAGCGTAGCCACGTTGTCCTTCCTCCCGGCCTCGGGCGTAGGAGGCTGCTCCCCGACCACTGTCGTCACTGCGGCCAACGACAACACATCTCCAACGTGCAGCAATATCACTGGGGGCATGTTCGGCTCGCAGAACGCCAACTCCTTCCTCGTCGGTCCCACCTCCGGCGCAGCTGCGGCTCCGACCTTCCGCTTGATAGTCGCGGCGGACATCCTGCCCATCAATCTCAACTCCAACAACACCAACGGCGGCGTGACTGGGACGCTCCCTGTGACCAACGGCGGCTGCGGTGCATCGACTGCCCTTGCCTGCTTCAACAATCTATCCCCCCTGACCATGGCCGGAGACATTCTCTACGGCGGCACAAGCGGATCCGGGACGCGTCTAGCTGCGGGAACCGCGACGCAACTCCTACACTCAGGCACGACGCCCTCGTGGTCCGCTGTGTCCCTCACTGCGGACGTGACCGGAACTCTTCCATTTGGGAACGGTGGTACGAACGCATCCTCTGGCCTCGCCAACACGAACGGCTTCATCTATTCCGACGGCACGAAGCTAGTCTCGACCGCCACGGGCGGCGCGGGTACGCTCTGTGCCATCAGCGTATCGGGTGGCACCCCCTCATGGGGCTCCTGTGCCGGCTCGGCCTCGACCGTGTGGTCGTCGCTCTCAAATCCCGCCGCGGACCTCTCGCTCTCGATGGGCACGAACAATTCTCTCTTCACGCATGGCGTGATGACCGGGACACGCAACGCTTGGGAGATCGTGGACGGTGCGTCCACCTCGACTGGCGCGTTGATGTTCTTGCACACCGCTGCGTCCTCGACACTGAAACCGTTCAAGGCTACTGCCGTAGGGACCGCAAACGGCGTCCAGATGGACACGACGGGCAGCTTGGCTGCGATCGGTACAGGTGCCATTGTCGCAACTTCGACTACGCTGACTATCAATACGACCTCCCCCATCACTGGTGGCGCAGCCCTTACGTCCAATCTAACTCTTGCTTGTGCTACCTGTGTGACTTCGGGCTCGGCTCTGACCAACAACCAAGTCGTGATTGGGTCAGGTGGTGGTCAAGGCGCTGCATCTCTCGCGGCAGGTACTAGCAAGCAGATATTGACGGCTGGCTCTCCTCCCGCCTATATCGACTTCCCGGACTACCACTACTTCCCGGCGGCGGACTGTGTGAACGCTGTTGCGGCCTCGGGCTGGTCTACCGCTGCGACTCCCGCTGCGACCTGCCGCGCCGGAACGAACAACAAAGAGGGCTTCCTCACATGGGGCGCGTCCGACACGGCGCAAATGTCTATCGGCCTCCCTGCCGATTGGGACACCGCGACCAATCCAAACGTCCGCCTCCGTCTGGCCTCGACCGACGCGACCAACGGCCACACGGTCATCATGCAGATCGCGACGGCTTGCTCTAAGGGAGACGGCTCGACCACCGACGACGTGGCCTTCAACACCGCGCAATCTCTTTCAACCATCACTCTGAACGGTAACGCAAACCGCCAATGGGATGCCACGCTCTCGACCATCACCATGACGGGCTGCATCGCTGGCGGCGTCCTGCGTCTTCAACTCTCTCGCACGACCGACACCGCGACGAACGTGGAAATCTATGGCTTGGGCATCACCATCCCGAGACTCTTGACGGTGCAGGCGAACTGATGCGACGACTCCTACTCACCTTAATCCTGTTCCTCTGTGCTCTCCCCGCGCAGGGGGCTATCTCCCGCGTCCAGCACGCCAACACCAATCAAACCTCCAACGTCTCTTCTACGACCATTTCGTTCTCCAGCAATACTGCGGCGACTAACTTTCTGTCCGCCTGCGTGCGTGCCGGGAATAAATCTACTACTCTATCCATCACCGATGGACAGTCGAACACTTGGAACTCTGTCGTCTCGGTGCAAGTAACTGGTACGGGCAACGGCGAACTTCTCCAGTGCTTCGAGGCGCACAACACGGCAGGAGGGGCGGACACTCTCACAGTATCGACCACGCTCTCAACCACCCTCCGTATCGCTATCGCTGAGTACAGTGGCGTCGCAACTACCTCACCAATCGACTCGTCTAACTCCAACACCGGCTCCAGTGCGTCCCCGCAGTCCAATTCCATCACCCCAGCAGCAAACAACGAACTCATTATCGCGGCTGGATCGGTGGACGCAGCCGAGACTTTCACGGCCGGGACCAACTTCACCATGTTTGAGGTAGTCCCAGCGGCTCCGTCCAAGCTCGGAATGGAGGACTGGGTACAAACCACTGCGACTGCAACGAACGGCCCGATGACTCTCAGCGGCTCAGACTCATGGGGCGCGGTGGTTTTCGCGGTCAAGCCGTCTGGCGGTGCTGCCACTCCGTCGAAACCTCCGGTGGTGCTCTGATGCCGCGACGACTTCTCCTGCTCCTACTTTTACTGTGGCCTGTCCTGCTTCGGGCACAGAGCGTCTCGGCCTCCGGTGGCGCGACCATCTCGGGAAAGGCTTCCGTCAATGCGGTCTGTAATCCCACCTGTGCGCTAGGAGCACTGTCCTCGGCGGGAGTCGCACAGCCCGCCTCGAACTTCCTAGCAGTCCCTTCGCAAACTCACCCTATCCTTCTGTTCGGTTCGCAAACATGGGACGACCTGCAAGACCAAGACACCTCCGCCTCGCCCGCAGCGTTCAACTTCACCAACTATATCGCCTTCCTCAAGTCGCACAACCACAACGCTACAATCTTGTGGCACAAGGACATTCCACAATTCTGCAACTGGGGGGCGGGCGGAACGTGGCGTATCGCCGACTCCGGCTTCCCATGGGCGCGCTCGGCCACGACCGGAGCATCCGACGGCGGCAACAAGTGGGATCTATCGACCTTCAACCAATCCTACTTTGATCGTACTCGGGCTCGTGCGCTGCAACTCTACGGCTCTGGTCTATACGCCGTCGTCGAGCTATTCGACGGACTCGGCCTCACTGTAAATCGTTGCGGGAACTCCTCCCCTACCGGAGATGGCTTCCCTTTCACTGGAGTCAACAATATCAACTCCGTTGATGATGGCTACACCTCGGGTGCGCAGGGCGAAGGCTCGATGACCATGACCTCGCTCAATTCCATCAACACCTTCCAAGACGCCTACATCCGCAAGATAATCGACACGCTCAACGATGTCCCTAACGTCATTTGGGAAATTAGCGAAGAAGCGCCGACGGGATCGACCTTCTGGCAGAACCACGTTATCAGTGTCATCCAGTCCTACGAGGCTACGAAACCCTTCCAGCACCAAGTCCTATACCCGACCCTGAACGTGAACTCCCCGAACGACCCATCGCTCTACAACTCTGCCGCTAACATGGTCGCTCCCTTGGGTGCGACCTCCATTGGCAACTATCACGTCGTCCAGGTAAGCGGCTGCGGAACGGGCGCTCCCGCCTGTAAGACTATCCTGAACGACTCCGACCATTCCTACTTCGGTCTGTGGCAAGAAACCAACCAGCAGAACCGCAACTTCCTATGGGAGAACGTCACTCGCGGTGCGTCGGTCATGTTCATGGACCCATACGCTATCTTCGCGGGCGCTTCCAATCCCAACTGGACGAACCGCAACAACTGCATCACTCCCGTCAACGGAGTCTGTACGGGCGGAGTGGACACACGGTACGACAACTTCCGCGACAACTTCGGCTACGCAGCCAATCTCGTCAACTCCCGCGTGCTCAACCTCGCGGCGATGTCCGCCTCGACTTCTCTATGTAGCACGACCTACTGTCTAGCCAACAATGCCAATGCTAGCTTTGAGTTTATCGTCTACGCTCCCTCTGGTGGAGCCTTCACCGTCAACCTATCCAACCAATCCGCCCACAACATCCTCGTGCAATGGCTCGACCCCGCGAATGGCGCCTACACGGCTGGAACAACCATCCAAGGTGGCTCGTCCACGCAGTCCTTCACTCCACCTTGGGGATCGGCGCGGGACGCTATTCTCTATCTGCAAGACAATGGCACTGTGTCGTCCTCGACCACGCTCGGGTGGACGAAGTTCTCGACTGCTACGACCGTACAAGGAAACGGACGCGATCAATGTCCTCCGAATAACTTCGGAGGGACTTCCTACTCCTTTGGCGGCAAGTGCGCGGGAGCATGGAATGCCTGGACGAGCCTGGCCTTCGATTCTGCCGGCCCGAATGGTCCGCGTATGCTCGGTTGCTCGAACGGTGGGCACAGCGACTACCTGGGCAACGAGTGCTATGAACTGAACCCGCGTACCAACAATGCACTGCGACTGAACAACCCCTCGACGACCTTTGCTGCGACCTGTGGCTCCCCCGACGCTTCCGCTCCGGGGTCCGGGCATACCTACGGCTTCAACATCAAGTCTCCCCGGCTAAATCGTCTCTACATCTGGGCGCGTATCACTGGGGACACGCTCGGCGATGGCTGTGCATCGTTTAACATGTGGTCGCTCGACACCACTACTATCTCGCAGTCTTGTGCTCCCACCTGCTCGGCGTCATGGGCACAAATTACTCCTGCTGGCTTGCCGTCGAGCGAGAACATCGTTATGTCTTCGGCGGCTCCCGACCTTTCGTCTGGCCTCATCTGGGTATGGGAGAGCTTCAACGGAAACGGCGTCGCCTCTATCTCGAAGTTCGACGACGTGGCTAACACTTGGACGAAGACAGCCTCGCTCTCGACCAACGCTACGCTCTACGGCTCTCTCGGTGTGGACACACTCAACCAAGCTGTCGTGGTTATGTCTACGCCAAACGACGCCCCGAACCCCGGCGGCTCCTTCTGGTGCGACATCTCTACCGGATGCACCTCTATCAACCATCCATCACTCGACGCTTCCTGCTCGCCTATCGCCATTAATGGCTCAGCGTTGACCTACGACACGCTGCGACAAGAACTAGTTGGCTGGCCGGGATCTGGCGGCACAGTATATATCGTGAACGTCAATAAACTTTCCAATACTGTGACTTGCGTCGCTGAGTCCTACGGGACTGTCATCGGCACGGACATCCCGGAATCCTTCAACGGCGGGACTCCAATGTTCAACAAGTTCCACTACGACGCGCCAGATGACCTGTACATGCTCTGCGCCAATATCAACACGACCTGCTGGAAGCTGAAGCGGCCTCCGGTCGTGCGAGCGACCAATACCTCCGCGGGGACGCTCGTGAGTGCGCCACTGTCGGTGTCACAAGCCTTCGCCCAAGGCGACATCCCGCAATTCCCACAGGCTCTTATCAATGGCTCAACCGTTCTCACTCAGTCAGATGTGAAGCAACGCTGGTCGGACGGCTCGGTACGCTACGCCATTGTGAGCTTCCTCGTCCCCTCACTTGCAGCAAGCGCGACGCAGAAGATTTACTTCGTTAATCAGCCTTCAGGGAATAACACCGGACAGCTTCTCAAGTCTGACATACTCGCCCCAGCTTACAACTTCGACATGCAGATTCAGTCCACTGGGGCGGGGCCGAATCACACATCCAGTGCCCTCTCTATGCTGAACGCCACCTCCACTATCGCGGACCCTGGCTCGGACCCCTCTGGCG